GACATCAGCACCCTCGTGCTGACCGCGTACCAGTACGCCGGGCTCATGAGCGAGCTGCAGACGGCCGAGGGTGAGCACTGGGATGCGCGCCGCGCCTACGCCTGCAGGCAGCTCGAAACCATCGTGGACGCGCTCGGCGCCGAAGGCATCTTTGAGCGCTCCATGGAGTATTACGATCTCGCCGTGGCCGCGGGCGACGCGAGCACCCAGATGCCGCTCGACACGATCGACGTGCGCGGCAACGCCTCGGTGCTGCAGGACGACAACAGCGAGTTCGAACTGGCACCGCTGTCGCGCTCGGAATACTTCGAGCTCACGATCAAAGCTGTAGAGGGCGTGCCCGCGAAGTTCTATCTGTCGCGCGGCGCCCCGATGTACCTGTACTTGTGGCCGGTGCCGGATGCGGACATCACGGTGCGGCTGCAGCGCCAAAAGCTGACGTTCGACAACAGCGCCGGGGCGTCCACCGTGGACCTCGAGCGGTACTGGATGGACTACCTGCTCCACGAGCTGGCCTCACGGCTCGCACTGTCGAGCGGTGTCGCCATCGAGCGCGTGGCGGTGCTCAAAGCGGGCGCGCAGGCGGCAAAGAACCTCGCGAAGGGTAAGAGCAGCTCGCAGCTCGAGAATCAATTCGTGATGGACCACCGCGGGCCCTGGAGTGGGCGCAGATGACGATCTACCTCCCGAACGGCCTAGGCGACTACCCGACCAGCGACAGTCTCGGCATGGCGAGCCCGCTGCAGGTCTCGGGCAACGTCTGGTACGTCGACTCAGTGTCCGGCACCGACGCCGTCAGTCCGGCTGGCCTGAACGCAGCACGACCCCTTGCGACGCTCGCGCAGGCCATCACCAACGCCGCGGACCACGACATCATCTTGCTGGCGGACGCACACACCGAAGCGCTCACGAGTGCGGTCACGGTGAGCAAGCGCGTTACGATTATCGGGGCGGCGTCGGCGGCGGGCATCCCCACCGCGAAGCTGTACCGCACCGGCGGCGCTTCGGTGAACCTGCTCACGCTCACGGTGGACGGCATCCAGCTGCGAAATATCCGATTCCCGGCCACCGCAACCTCAGCCGTCGCGACAGCGCGCATCAACTGCGCGAGCACCCGCATGCGCATGGTCGGCTGCTATGTCGAGTGCGGGGAGTTCGACACGGGGCAGGCGCTCAACTTCGCAATCGGCTCGGACTACCCCGAGATCCGCAACTGCACGTTCATCAACGTGAGCGCCACGGACCAGCCGGAGAGCGCCATCAAGAGCAGCGCCGGGCTCAACGGATTTCGCATGTTCAGCACCACGGTAGACGGCGGGGCTGAAGGCTTCAGCAACTTCTACGCCGTCGACCTGTCCGCCGCAGCGGTGACCCGCGCGGAAATCGAGGGGCTCTCTCTGCTGAATGGAGCGGACATGAAGCTCCACGCAAGCAGCACCGGCTGGGTGCATGTCGAGCTCGCTACCGGCGGCTCGAGGGTGGACTGGTAAATGCAGCTCATCGGCCCGCTCATCTCTGGGATCGCGAACGCTGGCGACGGCTCTGCCAGTGTCTACCGCCGCGGCACGAGCACGCCCGCGACGCTCTACAGCAGTTTCGAGGGCGACGCTTTCGGCAGCGCGAGCCTCGACAGCAACGACCGCGTGATCCTCGACGCGTACGGGCGCGCGGTCGTGTACGTCAACGAGGTGTGCGACGTCCGGGTGTACGACTCGGACGGGGCGCTGCAAATCGAGTTCACGTGCGGCATGGCGGCAAGCGCCGTGGAAGTCCGCAGCAGCTCGTTTACGGGCAACAGCTACGAGACGGGCGCGAGCGCAGCGCAGCAACCTACGAACCTGCAGGCGGTGCTCGATCTCTGGCTGGCGACCCAGGGCGCGATCGACTGGGGCATCCAGGCTGCGGCGGCGCCGTACTTCGTTGTGACCGACCAGGCGTACGGGGCGCTCGGCGACGGGTTTACGGACGACACCGCGGCCATCGAGGCGGCCATCGCCGCGGCGGCGCACGACGGGGGGATCGTATTCTTCCCGGGCGGCTCATACAGGATCACCTCGCCGATCGTGGTGGCAGGGAACGTCTCGCTGCTCGGAGCGCCCAACGCGAGCATCGGCATCCACAATACGACGGACGGCGTGTTCGAGTTTGACGCGCCCACTCGGACGTTTATGGCGGGGCTGCAGATCTACGCATCGAGCGGGATCAATTCGGCCACGATGGTCACGGTGACGGGCGGCGTGCGGTTTGTGATCGCGCACTGCAAGATCGGCCTTGGTGCGGAGGAGGGTACGTATCTGCAGCTCGACGGCGCCGACGTCAGCATTCATGACAGCGTGCTTGGGTCGAGCGGGGGCGGCGCGGCGGCGAGCCTCGTCAGCGCGATCACGCAGACTGGCACGGGGCGCACCTACGTATCGAACACCACGTTCTACCTGCCCGAGACCTTCAATCCGGCCAATGCGCTCGTCTACGGCAACGACCTGTACTTCGAAGGCTGCCTGTTCGACGGCGTGAACGTATCCGCCGGCACGTACAGCGTGATCAAGTTCAGCGCGGCCGGCCTCCGCGGCGCCGTGATCGGGTGCAAGTTCGACAACATGTCGTCGACCGCCACGGCGATGACGCTCGGCGCGTACGGCTCGGGGTCACGCTTCTATGAAGCGAACAACGCGTTCGACTCCAACATGGTCATGTACAGCTACACGGCGTCGAGCGCGACGACGGGCGTGCAGCTGACGACGCGCGACAAGGTGGCGAAGGTCGTCACGGACAACACCGGCACGATTGCCGTTCCTACCGACCAGTTCGGCGTCGTGATCGTAAAGAGCACCCACGCCTCGCCCGTGATGACGGGCACCCTGCCGCCCTACGGCGCGCGCGGAGTGGTGCTGTTCTATCACCCGTCCGGCGGCGTCGGCACAGCGCAGCCGACCACCAACTTTTTCGGCGGCACGGCCAAAGCGACGGCCGACACCGGCACGCTCGTCTGGGAATACGTGTGCGCTCCGGCCAACTCCGCGCTGCGCATGTTCATCGCCGTGGACGGCTTCAACTGCGGAGCGCCGACGCCCTAATGCCCACCGCGCCGATCCCCTTCGTCAACGCCTTGCAGAGCGGCGACGAGGAGCTCGCGGGCGCCTCGCCGCAGGCGCTGAACGTGACGGTGGACGGCGCGGGCGCAGTGCGGCGTCGTCCAGGCGTCGGAAGCTACTTCTCAGACGCCCAAACCCTCAACGCCCCGTCGGGGCTGCACATCGACGAGCAGGGCCGGCTGTTCATCGTCTCGCCGCGCACGTCGGGAACCATCCACGCGGCGGATGTGTACCGCGCAGCGCCTACGGGGCTCATCTCCATCGGCGCCATGGCGTGCGCCGGGCGCCCGGTGTTCGCCGAGACCGAGATGCTGCTCGTGATGGCCGCTGGCCTTGCGATGAAGAAGATCGAGCTCGCTTCGCCGGTGGCGGTGAGCACGCTCGCAGGCTCGCCGCCGGAGGCAAGCCACGTCGGACACAACAGCCTGCGGCTCGTGGCGAACGATGTCACCGTGGATCGCACCAAGGTCCGCTACAGCAGCCAGGCTGCCGGCACGACCACTTATGCGGGGCATGAAGAGTGGCTCGTGGGCGTCGGCACGGCGGGGTACTTCTCGGCGGAGGCGGCCCCCGATCCGATCGTGGCCTTGGGCGAGAACACGAACGAGCTGTGGGCGTTCGGCTCGCGCACGCTGCAGATCTTCGGCCCCGACAGCACGCTCGTGTTCGCGCCAGCGGCAACCATGGAGGTTGGGTGCTCGGCCGCATACAGCGTCGTGAAGAAAGAGGGCGCGTTCTACTGGCTCGATCACGCGCGCCGGTTTGTGCGCTCAGACGGCCGAGGCACCGAGGTGCTCTCCAAGGGCCTGCAGCGCGTCGTGCAAGGGTTCGGCACGGTGGACGACTGCTTTGGTTACCGGGTGCTGCTCGGGCCGGTAGACGCGGTCGTCTGGAGCTTCCCGACCGAGGGCCGCACGTTCGCTGTTCAGGAGGGCGCCGGCTGGTCGGAGTGGACGAGCTGGAGCGGCGCGCAGCACGTCCCGTTCACGGTCACCGCGCACGGCTTCGATCGGATGACGGGTAACAACGTCGTCGGACTCTCGGACATGGGCGTAGGTGTCCTGCAGAGTGGCCGGGCAACCGACATCGGCAGCGCTGAGCCGATCGTGGCCGAGGTGACGACGGGCTTTTCGAACCGCGACACCGACGCGCGCAAGCACTGCAAGCGCGTGCGGCTGACGTTCCGGCGCGGCGAGCTACGGCGCCGGCCCGAGCTGCGGGGCTACATCACGTACCGTGATAGCCTTGGACCCTGGGCGCCGCGGATCCCCGTGGTGCTCGATGGTGCAGAGCCCGTGTGCGAGATCGCGTCGCTCGGCACCTACCGCCGGCGGCAGTGGAAATACACGTTCTCCGATTCGGCCGAAGAGCTCGTGCTTGCGGGTGCTGAAGAGGACTTCGAGGTGACGGACTAGGAGGGTGCGATGAGCGGCTTTTCCACATTCATGTCTGGGATGCCGCTCGTCGGCGGGTTCTTCAACAACGACAACGAGACCGAGCTGCAGAACCAGCTCAAGAACATGTCGCGCGTCTACGATGACTACCGCGGCAAAAACACCGCGATGCGCAGCAGTCAGCTCGGTAGCCAGCTCGACATGTTCGCGCCCTCGCAGCAGATGCTGAGCTACATGGCGCCCGGCATCCACCAGCCGGACATGCAGAAGGTCCGCAGCGACTTCGACACGGCGGCGGCGAACCTCACGAACGAAAAGGGCCCAGCGGCACTGCTCGCCGAAGCGCAGCAGAAGCGCGGGGAGGAGGTTGTGCGACTAATGACGAGCGGCCACCTCAAAGAGGCCCAAGACCTTGCAAACAGTCCGCTCGACGCGGGGCCAGGCGTGCCGAGCGCGCCAAGTGCACCAGGGCCCATGGCTGCGCCGCAGCAGTTTAGGCCCGTGCAGGCGGGCGGGTATCCGCCGCAGCAGGCGAGTGCGCCGCCGCGGCAGGGTAACTACTACGGCGCAGGGAGGCCCTGATCATGGCGTTTGGTGGCAAGTCCCCGTGGGGCACCGGGACCATCTCGCCGAGCGGGCCGGGCGCACTCGCGTTCGGCACCTCGGCATACAAGAGCCCGTCAGCGCCCGATATGAGCCTGGGCGGCAGGGCGGTCGCACCGTTCTACCAAGCCGTCGGCCAGCCCGCACCGACGGTGCCGAAGTACCAGCAGACCGGCGTCATCCCGAGCCGGTCTTCGGCGGCGCGCGACCTCAACATGCAGGCCCCCGGGCCCGCCGAGCAGAACTGGGATCAGCACGGGCAGGACTTCTACTCGCCGATGGCGGCCGAGCGCTTCAACACCGAGCACCAGGCCGACCTGTTCGCGCCCACCAAGGCCGAGACGCTGTTCGATCAGCAGCAGAGCCACGGCGGTCTCGAGAACAACGCGAAGACCGAATACGACGCGTTCGGCGCGCGGCGACCGAACATCGCCAAAGAGCCCGGCTACGGCGCGTACTACGACAACGCGCAGAAAAACACCGTGAACGCCTTGAACACCGAGCTCGGTGCGCGCGGCGCCTACGGCAGCTCTGTGGGTCTTGGGCAAATCGGCAAGTCCATCACAGACTTGCGCGCCGACCAGGCGCAGCACGAGGCCGACTACAACCTCCGGCGCATCGCAGAGCAGCGCCAGTGGAACGAGCTCGGCGGCACGCTCGCCCGCAACGCAGATCTGTCGGGCCAGGGCAACCTCGAGACTATGGGCACGCTCGCGGGCTCTGCCGACGCGGCGCACGCAACGAACATGCAGACCGCTCGCGCGGCGGCCGAAGCTGCGGGCAGGGAGACGAACACACGCCTTACCGGCGGGGCGACCGCGGCGGGCAATGCTCAGCTCGCACGCGAGAAGCGCATCGGAGAGCTGTTCGATCGCATGTACGGCACGGGCAAGGGCCTATCCGATGTGATCGGTCAGATGTACGGCGACACCCTAACGCAGGACGATCAGATTCTGATCTCGAAGCTCGTTGCGCAGGGCATGGGTCCGCGCGAAGCGCTGAACTACGCAAGTCAGCACAACCTGCTGAACGACGCGGCGCAGCTCACGAGCATTGGAACGCAGATCGCAGGGGTCGCAAGCGGCAACCCAGCTGCAGCCGCAGCGCCGGCCGCGGCGGCCGCTACGAAGCCCGCAGCGAAAAAGCCCGAAGAGGAGAAGCCGGCGACCCGCACCGGGGGCTAAGTCATGCCGCTCACCACGCGCGATTACATGTCGTTCCTGACGCCGTTCACCCCTGGGGTGGAATGGGCGCAGCAGAACGCCCGCTCGCTGAGCGACCTGTCTCGACAGCGCGAGACGGTACTGGAGCGCCAGGCGCGCGCAGCGCAGCTCGCCGCCGCGCAGGCGAACCAAGATCGCGAGTACAACCTGCGCGAGCAGGAGCATGCGGACGCCATCGCGCGCCAGCAGGCGGTCGATGCAAGGGAGCGCTCGGAGAAGGGGCTCGCTGCTTTCCGCGAATACGGGCAGCTCTTGTCGCAGGGCAAGCATGCCGAGGCGCTCGCCCTCAAGCCGGTGCTCCAGGGCTACGGGGTCGGCTTTCTCGAGGACTACGAGCCCGAGCAGGCGGCACCGGCGCCCGCTGCCGGCCCACTTCCGCCGCCTGGGCAGACCTTTGGTGCGCCAGACGCGCAGGCCATGATGCGGAGGGCTCCTGAGCTGCTGCCGGGCAACATCGGCGCGCGGCCTCCGAACCCGTACGGCCCGCTGCAGGAGTTTCACCGGGCCGCGCCCACCGTTGCCGTGATGCCGCTCGAGCCGCCACTGTCGGCCCCGGCACCACCGCCCGAGGCTCCGGCCGCACCGCCACAGCGACGTTTGCGCGGCTATCAGGTCACGCAGGACGGCAAGCCGATCGGGTACATCGACCCCGACGAAATCGCGCAGACGGCGCAGCGGCAGATCCAGGCTCCGCTCGATGCGCTGCTGCAAAACTCGCCAGAAAGCGAGCGTCCAAGGGTCATTGCGTCGATCGAGGCGGTGCGCCGGACGTACCCAGGCGGTCCCGCGGATGCGCTCAAGATGGCGACGGGGATCGCGGACAAGGGGCTTGGTCGCGACTCGGCCGAGCGCGCCGCCATCGCGAGGAACGCCGCCACGACCGCCACTGCGCAGCGCTCGGCCGAGCGCGACCGGAAGAACGACGAGGCCCGCCGGAGAAACTACGAGGCACGTCTGCGGGGCATGGCCTCAAAGACTTTTCAGGACCAGGCGGTCACCGTCCACAAGGTGCCCAAGCAGTTCGAAGGGCTCAATGCGATCGAGGCCGGCTTGTCGGCGTTGGACGACCCGAATGCAAGCTCGGCCGACACCGCGTCGGTGCTGTATTCGGTGGCGAAGATTCGCGACCCAAGCGGCATCGTGACTAACCGCGACGTCGAGCTTGCGGGCGGCCTGCGCAGCATCATCGAGCAGGGCGAGGACTACCTCGCAAAGAATCTCGAGGGACAGTACTCCGAGAGCTTCCGGGAGAACCTGCGCAACCTGTTGACCCGTTCGTACAAGGTCAACGATGACCTCTCGGTGCGCACCTATCGGAGCCTCCGGGGCCTGCGCGACCGGCAGCCGAGTGCCGCCGAGTGGAACCAGTTCGACGCGCTGCTCGAGTCCACGTTCGGACACCGCAAGTGGTACGCGACCGAGCGGGGGAAGGACCAGGAGTATCAGAGGCGCTTGCGCAACGGCGAGTACATGCGCTTCGACCCGCAGCCGCCGCCGGTCGACGATGAGGATGTGATGGGCCCGCCGGCTACGCCGGGAGCGCGTGAGGCGCTCCCCCCTGCGCCGAGCCCCGCGCTCGAGAAGCTGCGGGCGGGCCGGAAGGGCGGGGCCAAGTAAGTGCCTGGACCAGACGACGCGGGCGTACCGGACGACAACTCGCTGGTCTCGGGCATTCCCGAGCATGCGCGGCCGGCAGTGCTCGAGGTGCTGTCGCCCAAGACCCCGACCAAGCTGCGGCAGCAGCTACTCGAGGAGCTCGAGCGGCAGAGCAGGACCGATGAGCTCCCCGAGTGGAACGCGGCGCGCATCCCGGTGCTCAAAGAGCTCGATCGGCGAAAGCTGCGGTTCAGCACGGACGCCGCGCCGAAGGGCGCAGAGCCCCGTCCCGAGCCGCACGACGAGAACGGCGTCGCGCTTGGCCTGGGCGCGACGCCTCCTGAGCCCGAGCGACCGCTGACACCGGGCGATTTCGAACCGCAGGGCCCCGGTCTGTGGCAGCCGAACGCGAGTGAGCGTGCGGACGGCATGCGCGAGTTTCGCATGCCGTCGCAGACCAAGGGCTACCGCCCCGAAGACCACGGCAAAGAGCGCCGGGGGTGGAAGGGTTTTGAGTCGTACCTGCAGCCGTACTGGTTCGAGCCGCCCCGTCCCCCCGATCGACCCGCGGACGCGGAGACGCAGAAGCGCCTCGGGCCGGGCGTCATCAATCGCCCAACCGAGCAGCAGTCCCGCGCCGAAGCCGACATGGCCTGGCAGGACGAGCTCGAGCGCGCAAAGCACGAGGGCTACGCCATCCACCGCTACAAAGACGAGGAAGACGGGCTCAAGCGGTTTGCCGGCGCGATCATCCCGACGCTGACCTCGCTCGCGCACGCCTACGGTGAGGGGATGGACTTCGGCATCCCCGGGCGCGTCGCAGGGGCGGTGCTCGGCCCCGAAGCACGCGAGCGCACCGAGCAGATCGCGCAGTCGCCGGACCTGCCCCTACTGTCCTACCTCGAGCCCGTCACCGAGTTTGGCTCGCTGATGCATGGCAGCTCGGCTACCAACAAAGTCGTCGGCGGGGTGATGCGGGCCGCCGGTGCGACCAAGAAAGGCGCGGGGCCCATTCGCCGTCTCGTGACCGCCGCGACCGGCGCCGCCGCGGATCAGGGCGTTCGCGCGGGCGGGCGATCCGCTGGCGACGCAGCCGAACAGGTGCTGCACGACGGCCCCGGGCAGACGCAGACGCTCGGGGAAGTGGGCGAGAACATGCGCGACGCCGCCATGTACACCGTGCCCTTCATGCTGCCCTTTGAGGCGATGCAGGCCCTCGGGCGCTGGCGCGTCAACAAGCTTCGGACGCACCCGGACATCGGGCCCAAGATCCGCCGCGTGGAGGGCCAGGGCGGAGGCACAGACTTCTGGAACGGCGTGAACCCGCCGCCCGAGGTGAAGGGCGTGCAGGACGAGCTCGCGAACACGCGGGCCGCGGGTGTCGGCGACATCGCGAACAACCCTGACCTGCTCGAGTCCCCCATGTCGGCGACCGACGTGCTGCGCAAGCGTGCGGTAGACGAGCTCGGCGCGCGAGCGATCGAGCACCGCGAAGCGCTGCCGAAGGAAATGGCCGCGACCAACAGCGCCTATCTTGGCTCGCCACAAGGCACCGCCGAGAACGTCACCGCGCAGAGCATCGTGGATCGCCTGCGGCAGCGCATCGCAACCGGACAAGACAGCACCGGTCGCGAGCTTCCCGCACGCGAGCTCGAGGCCGATCGCCGGGTCCTCGCCGAGTTTCTGCGCCCCGTGCAAGGGCCGCCGGCATCGGAGGCCGATGCGATGCATCTCGAGGATGCTCGCAAGTACGGGATGCCGGTCGATGACGAGGCCATCGCGCGGCAAGCCCGAGAGCTCGTGGAAGAGCGGGACATGCTGCTCAATCCGCGGCTGAAGACCGTTGCCACCGAGGGCCGAACGCAGCGCGTTGTGAGCGAGCCGGGCAAGGAAGTGCAGACGCCCGAGGAGCGCGGCGAGGACATTCTGCAGAGCCGTCTGGATGACTTCGAGGGGCCGTTCTACGACGAATCGCCGCCGCGGGGCGATGCCGCAGAAGAACCGCGCTACGCCAGCGTTCGGCAGCTGCGCGAGCAGGGCCACCAACTCAACACCGAGCCACTCGAAGCCCTCGAGCGCAGGCGGATCGAGAAAGAGGGCCGGATCACGGTCGAGCCGCGCACGATGTCACCTGCGCAAATCGAGGAGACGATCAAGCGCTACAAGGATGCGGTCGCGGACCCCAACGTGCGACGCAGCGACGTTTCGACCCAGGGCGAAATCCTGCCCGAGCTCTACAAGCTGCGCGAGCAGTACCCGTTCAATGCTGCGGCGCCGTCTCCGCGCGGCGGGTTCGGGCGCATCAAGCAGGGGCAAGAGCTCGACATGGAAAACCTCGAGACGATGCTCCAGGCGTTTCGAACCAATCCGAAGATGGACGATCTGAGCATGCAGGACCGGACGCTTGTCGACGGCCTGCACCAGTTCGTTCACACGCTGAACGCCGAAGGCGTGCCGCCGCACCTGGCCTACGACGCGGTGATCAAGTTCATCAAGCCGCACGAGACGCTGCAGAAGCTTCTCGACACCCACATCGCGAGCCGCGACTACGACAACCTCATGCGCCGCACCGAGGTTGCGCCGGTGCGGATCACGGCCGGCGCCCGCGGCATCTCCGGCTACATCGGCCAGGCCGCCACCGGGCCCGGAGCGGCCGTGCGCCTCGACCCCATCGCCCAGCGCATGGGCGGCGTCGAGCGGCCCATTCCGAAGCCTCTCGAGCCGCAGGGCTACATCGAGGACACGCGCGCGTTCCGCGCCGGCAGGGGCATTCGGAGCGCCGGGGAACACGCTGTGCGCGTGCTCAATCCGTTACACGTGTCACAGGATGACATCGCCGCACAGGGTGGGCGCGACGAGCTTCACCTCGGTGCTCGCGCCGTGGTGAAAGCGCCGAAGCGGCCCAATACGCCCGTCGAGCTCTTCCCCGACAAGGTCCACGGCACGGGCAAGGGTGCGGCGCGCGCGGCGCGCGCAGGCTCCGCTGCGGCCAGCCATCGCAATGCCGTCGAAGACGCGCGAGATGTTCTCGACGTTGTGGGCACAATGGCGGGAGGCAAGCGCAAGCCGAGGAAGAAGGACAAGAGATAATGGGCGCACTACTCGCAATGCCGTACATGACGCTCGCCGCAGGAGCCAGCACGACGGGCGGCAGCTTGTGGCTCGGGCCGGACAACGTAGCCGGCTGGAGCATGCATATCATCACCACGGGCACCCTCACGGGCTCGTTCAAGTTCTATCGCTCAAGCGATCCACGCGCGCGACCGGACCGCAGCACAGCAGACCGCGCGGCGGCGGCGTGGAAGGAATTCACCTCCGACGTTAGCAGCATGATCAGCAACCCCGCTGGCGGCACAACGGACTTCGAGGTGATGGCCAGCGACTTCCGAGCGGACTTTCTGCGCATGGACTACGTGCACGTGTCGGGCTCTGGCACGGTGACCGTGTTCTTCAGCGGGCACGGCGCGTAATGCCGGGCGTCCGGCTCGGCAAAGCGCTGCCGATCGATCTGGATATCGATCTCGGGATCGATCTGTGTCGGCAGGTCGGCTCGACGGTGCAGACGCCGAGCGATCTGATCGCGACGGCGAACCGTTGCAGCTGGTTCCGCGCCGACACGGGTGTGACGTCGGCGAGCTCGAGAGTGAGCGCGTGGGCGGACCAGTGGTCCAACGGAAATTTCGCGCAGGCGACCGGAGCGCAGCAGCCGCTCCTCGAGCTGACGGGAATCGCCGGCCTGCCTACGGTGAGCAACGACGACGGGGGCCGCGACATGTTCGTGAACCCCTTTACGAGCGGCATAGCGATCGGCTCGCGCCCGTACATGTGGCTGTTTGTGAAAGCTGACACGGTAGCGAGCAAGACGGCGCTTGCCATTTCGCAGAACTCTGGAAACGGGACGCCGCGGATGAGCATAAGCTCCAACGGCACGGAATGGCAGTTCTCCGCCAACGACAGGGTGACACAGAGCAGTATCACCCCCATCGCAGCGGACACGACCGCGCGCCTACTGGAGGTTGGCATGACTACGGGGGGTGCCAACTCGGGCGTGGTCAGTGGCACGGGATATAGCGGGACAGCGCTTGCGCCTACCAGCGTCGCCACGATTCAGACCATGCACCTGTTCGGGTTCAACGGGCTGAGCACAAACGGGCTCGTGTGCAAGGTCGCCGAGATCGTGATCAGCCGCAACGAACCGTCGCTGGAGACCAGGCAGCTGATGCGGCTGTACTTCGCGAACCGCTACGGGAGCATTTGATGCAGCAGGCCGCATACGCGTCGCAGGTGCCGCCGTGGTTTCTGACCGCGCTGTCCGAGTACGGGCAGAAGGAGATCGCCGGCAAGGCATCCAATCCGCGGATCACCGAGTACCTGCGCTCGACATCGCTCGCGACGGGGGCAGGCGATGAGACGCCGTGGTGCAGCGCGTTCACCAACTGGTGCATGCTCAACACGGGCGTGCGCGGCACGCATTCGGCCGCCGCGCGCAGCTGGCTGACCTACGGCCGCAAGCTCACCGTGCCGACCATCGGATGCATCGCGGTGCTCTGGCGCGACGACCCCGACAGCACCAAGGGGCACGTCGGGTTCTACGTGACCAAGCGGGCGGGCGACGTCTACCTGCTTTCTGGCAACCAGGGCAATCAAGTGTCCATCGCGCCGTACCCCGAAGCGCGCGTGCTTGACTACCGGATGCCGTGAGCGATGACGAGAACGAGCCGCAGTTCGACAGCATCGCCGCCGCCAAGCGCTTGTCGAAGAGCACCCGCTTGCGAGCCCTGCTCCTCACGCTGTGGGGGCTCGGCCAATCGGTCTGGCCACTCGTCTACCCGCCGCTGCTGATTGCGGGCGGGTGGGTCGCAAAGAGCTTTCAGACCGATCGCCAGTTCGCCGACGTCCGCTACCGGGCAACGAAAGAGGCCGAGGCGCGCGAAGCGCTCACGCTGCGCGTTGCTGGCCTAGAGCTGCGCCAGCAGCGGGAGAGCCTCGCGATCGGCAAGCAATGCGCCTACGCGACGGGCGCGGCGCTCGGCGGCGAGACGCCCAAGGCGTGGTCGACAAAGCGAAAGGACGGGGACAAATATCTAGGGGAGTACGAGCGACTCACACAGCACGAGTCGCCGCCGCAGGACCCGCAGACCGCGCTCAACTGGCTCTTCTTCCGTGATCGATGACCCGCTCGATATCCGGTACCGCCGAATGGCCCGCGCCCGCGAGCTGTGCCTACTGCGCCTGCGCGAGCAGATGGGACCGCAACTCCTGCCCGGGGTGGTCGCCGCGGTGAGCGAGCTCGCCGAGACGATGCTACGGCTTGGCCTCACGCCCGATGACGAGCTCGAGCCGCCGCGCGCGGGCTAGTTCTTGATCTTGCCGGTGGGCCCGATGCGGCCGGGCGAACCCTGCGGCTTGTGCTCGACCGTGCCGCCGCCCGCCTCGATCTCTGCGACAAGCGCGCTGCGGATCTTGCCGTAGACCTCTGCCGCCTCGGTGCAGAGCTCGTGTAGCGACGTGATGAGATGCAGCGTTGCGTCGGCGTCCGCCGCGCCCTGCGGCGTCTTGCTGCTCAATCGGATACGGAACCCCACGCCTTCGTGCTGGATGCCGCTCCACGGGGGCAGGACGAACGTCCACGCTGTGGAATCTCTGGACGCCATCAGGATCGCGCCCCCCGCTCCGGCGTCCTGTAGCCGGCGCGCGAGCTTGCGACCGAGCGCGCGCAGTCGGCGCTGATCCTCGCTGTCGTGTTTTGGGTTCGGGGTGTCGTCGCTCATGGCTTCCCCAGCGACAGGCTCAGAAGTCGGTCGAGCAGCTCCTGGGCACGCACGGTGCCGATCTCGACCACGGCCGCCACCAGGTCGCGCTCACGGTCTGTGCGGGGCGCTGGCGCGGAGGCGGCTCGGGCCAGCGCCCCGTCCCTCACCTCCGGCCAGGGGGTCAGCTCCTTTGGGCGCGCGGCGAGCTCCTCGGGCGACGCCCGCAGGACGTGGACGGCCTCGAGCGCCGCGGCTGGGATCACCTTGGGTCGCCGGCCAGCCTTCTGTCGCTCCTGCCGGCGCTTCTCCTCGTGCCTCACGTTGTGCACGTGCTGGGCGGTGATCGTGTAGCCGAGCCCCTTCCCGCGCGCGGCGATCGAGGGCGCGGATTCGGTGCGCGGCTGGGCGAGGATCCACACCCTCTTGGGTGTCTCGGGCGTCTTCTTTCGTGGCATCGCTGGGCTCCTGGGTGAACAAGGGGCGCCGAGACTAGGCCCGTGTCAACACAACGTCAACCAAAGTGGAATCAGTGTGGAAAAACGGACCCAACCTCGCGATATCACTCAGGTTGCATATTGCCTTTGGAAACATAGGTTGGCCCCGAGCACTTTGTTCAAAATCACCGAGGTTTACAGAGCGAAACGCATAGGGTCAGTTTAGCGTTTCCACATTCGTTTCCACTTTCAAAGGCAGACCGAGCACCTTGCGATGGACGCTGTCGATCGAGAACTCGGCGTAGTGCTGCTCGGTCACCTGGATGCTGCTGTGGCCGAGCCAGGGGCTGACTTCCTGGATGGTCAGGGGCACCTTGTTGCCGAGCACAGTGCCCTGCAGGAGCTGGCTCGCGCACGTGTGGCGGAAGCAGGCGAAGGTCACCTCGGGCCGAATGCCGGCGCGCGTCCGCCAGCCCTTCGTTACGGCGATCTGCCCCTTGCGCGGCGTCTTGCGGTAGCGCCAGCGGTAGTCACTCCAACGGGCGGTGTTCTCCTTGCCGCGCATGCCGCCGCCGGGGGTGGGGAACACGATCCCACTCTCGGGCTTGCCCTTCGCGACCCAGTGCGCCTCCAGCGTGTCGCGCAGGTACGGCAGCATCGTCACGTCCCGCAGCGACGTCTTCGTCTTGACCTCGCCGGTCCGCGAGTTGCGCACGTACAGCTTGCGCGCGCCGAAGTCGACGTACTCCCAGCGCATCGCCCAGATCTCGCTCTTGCGGAGCCCGGCGTAGATGGCCATCGCATAGATCGCTCGAACGTCGACCGGCAGCGGCTGCGCAAACAGCTTTCGGATCTCCGGCCCGGTGAGGTGCACGATGCGCTGCGTCCCGACCCGCTTCATGCGCCTGCCGACCGGCATGATGAGACCGACGACCGGATTCACGCCTTCGCAGATGCCCTTGCTCTTGAGCCAGTGAAAGAACAACTTCACCCGCGATCTCGCCTTGCGCAGCGTCTCGTCGGTCAAGCGCTGCCCCGTCTCGACAGAGCGCATGACGAACACCCCGTTGACCTTGACGCGGTGGACGCGCCGGCCCGAGCGCTGCGCGAGTGCATCGAGCCACTTCTGCAGATGCATAGTGCGGACGAACTTCGGCTCCATCTGCAGCCACACCGCATCCGCAACGCAGGTGCGCCATGCGCATTTGTCCACGCTGATATCGCGTACACGGCCCGAGAGCTCGCGCTCCTCGAACCACTTGGCCACGTAATCCGCGCACACCTTGCGCTTCGAAGCCTGCTGCATCATCTGGTCGATGGTCACCGCAATGGCGAGATCGGCCTTCGCCTCACTGTCGAAGAGCCCCAGGTACTTGCCGGCCACCCTGGCCTTGCACTTGCGGCGCCCGGACTTCGTTCGCACCCACGTCTTGGTTCCCGTCAGCTCTTTCATTCGTCGACCCCTTGGCGAAGCAGGCGCTGGCGCACCTGCGCGATGACCTCCGCCCTTTCCTCCGGCGAAAGCGTGCTAGCTCTTACGTCGCTGGATGTTGGTCGGTCAATCTCGGCGCGCGCTCGTGCGCACAACGCGAGCATTCGCTTCGCAAGTCGCTCCAGCTCTGCCACGTCGTGCTCGTCGAGAGTCACGAGCGGCCCCGCCGCGCGATGTCCCGCAGGTAGTCGCCGCAGCGCGCCATCACGGCTGCGAGTGCCGAGACGTTCGCGGCGACGGCGATGTCACCGTAGGCGCGAATCAGCGCGGCCTGAATCGCCGGGTGCGCGGTGTCGTAGCCGGCGGCGTTCGCTGCAAGCCTGAGCATGGCGAGTGACTCGCGCGCTGCTCCGGTGTCCTCATCTAAAACGGCTCCTCGGTCGTCTCGCATTCCGGTTCCTCATTGGGCCGGTACTGCGCCCGGTGGTGGGTGCACTGCTCGTCCTGCCACTGCCGCAGCTGTGCTCGCGGCCAGTGTTTGAAAGTCCCGCAGCTGCCGTGCAGCCCGACGTGGCACGGCGTGCACAGCGGCATGCCGTCGTGGTCGTGCGCACGCTGGCCTTTGCCTCGGCGCTGCGTGTGATGGTGAACGATGGACGGCGGGGACTTGCCGCAGCGGCTACAGGGTCTTGTCCTCAGCCACGCCTGATACGCCCGGTCCTCGTTGGCCATTCGGGATCTGATCCTTCGGCAGCGGCGCATCGTAGAGCGCCCCGCATCGCAGACACGTGTTGACGCCACACCATTTCATGCCGCGACCCCTGGCAGCGTAGCCGCCGAAGTCATCGAGTCGCCGCCGCGCGTGCTTCCGCGCCATCGTCTCGCGCTTGCAATACGTGCAGAAGATTTGGAACACGGCCCCGACAGCCGGGGCCGGTCGGTTCTGCTCACTCACGGAACCTGATCGTCTCGCTCGTCGACGGTGTCATCGTCGGCGTCTTCAAGGTCATCGTCCTCGCCGCCGGGCTCGTCATCGTCGGGAGTGTTGTCGAGCGCCCCTTCGATGCCCTGCGCGCGCGCCTCGTTGGTCGGGGCGTTTTGCGGGACTTCCCGATCCGCCCGTTCCTTCGAGAAGAGGTAGCTGTCGTTGTCCCGTTGCAGCTGGTCGCGCTGCTCCAGTGTGTAGATCAGCTCCCGCGCCATATCTTCCGGCGTCCGGTGGGCGATCATGTCTGCGATCTTCTTGTCGTAGGTTTCCTTGTCCATCTGTCACCCCATTCCCGTCAGGCGCACGACCGCGAAAATTGCGACCACGAGCGCCAGAACCCAAAAGAACATTCGGATCATCCCCTCGGGGATGTAGTGCCCGATGATCGCGATGATCGCGGCCACCAGGAGCAGCCAAATCGTGTTCGGCATGAGAGCGTCCTTCCCACGGCCACGGAGGGGCCTCGGTATAAATGGTCACGCTTACGCTACCCGCGACGGGTGAGACGTAGCCCACAAGCAAGCAGCGTTCGCACACGAACGCTATTCCGTAAGACCTCCGCCAGCGCCACAGCGGATACTCGCAGCGGTCGCATGGTTCCCTCATCCCTCCTGCCCGGGCTCGCGGTACGTGGCAATGCGGTGCAAGACGTGCGGGTCGATGGGCTCTCGGCCCCAGCCTTTCTGCTGCAAATAGTTCAACGCCGCGCCTGCGCGCACAAAGCTTAGGTTCGGGTCGCTGAGCCCGTACTTGGTCAGCACCCGGAGCTGGCGGAAGGTGCACAGCCCCCGCTGTCGGCGATTCTTCACCACGCTCATGAGCTTTGCGGCCTCGGGCGCCGACAGCCCGCGCAGCTCCTCCTCGGGCACGCCCGCCGCCATCAGATACTGCACCTGGCTCTGGCTCACGGGACGCTGCCCGCGGCTGTTGTCGACGATGCCGGGCCGATCGATCTGCAGCGTCTTGAACGGGTCGAAGCTGGTCACCCGGCTTTTGACCTTGGCCTGCACCCTGGCAGCGAGCGCCCTGAGCTCGGCACGTGCGGCCTCGAGCGCTGCGGCAGGATCGTCGCCACAGCTCGCCCGTTTCTTCTTCGCGAGCTTCACCTCCGCATCGGTATATTTGCCGCCGAGAATATCCTCGAGCGTGACCAGGTCGTGCTTGCCGCTGTTGCCGACGAAATCAAGCATGACCATGCACGGCTTCGCAGACGTGCGGATGGCTTCACGACGCACCGCGCACGCGTCGCGCTCGTGGTAGCGGTCGACGACTCCGGGGAGCACTCGGGTTCCGCGGCCGGCCATCTGCGTATAGAGCGCGCGTGACAGCGTCGGCCGCGCCATCACGATGAGCGACGTCTTCGGCGCGTCAAAGCCCTCGGTGGCGATCATGCAGTTGCAGAGGTACCGAAACTCGCAGTTGCGGAACGCGCGCACGAGCTGCTTGCGCTCGTCGGGCGGAGTCTTGCCGGAGATGAACCGCGCCGAGCCGGGCAAGAGCGCGTTGAATTTTGCGGCGGCGTATTCGGCGGACTTCACGCCGGGGAAAAACGCGATGGTCTGGCGGTCGGGGTACAGGCGCAGCGTCTCGCGCGTAACGCCCTCCACAGCCTTGAGCATCACCTCGTCGAGCTGCGAACCTACGAGGTCGCCCTTGCTCTTACTGACGCCCGACAGGTCGATTTCCTCGAGCGTCACTTGCTGGCCGATGATCGGCACGAGGTAGCCGAGCTCGATCGCGGCGGCGATGTCCAGGTTGTACGCCACGCTGTCAAACGTCTTGCCGAGCGCGATCTTGTCGCCGCGGTCTGGAGTCGCGGTGAACCCGATCACCTTCGCCTGCGCGAAATACTCGAGCGGCTTGACGTAGGTGTTGCCGGTGTAGTGGTGCGCCTCGTCGGGGATGATGAGCGAGAAGTGGTCGGTGGGGAACCGCTCGAGGCGGCCCTTCGACCTGAGCGTGTCGACGCTTGCCACCACGATTCGCGTGCCGAGGTCGGCGCGAAACATGCCCTTTTCGATCTGCACGTATTCGCCGGTCACCGCTTCGATGCGGGAGCGCGCCTGGTCGACAAGCTCATCTCGGTGGCAGAGCACCAGCACCCTGCCGGGCCAGTCGGCAATGATGGCCGCGAACATCTGCGTCTTGCCGGTGCCGGTCGCCGCCACGACCAGCGTCGCGCGCACGGACTGCAGCTCTGTTAGAGCAGCCTGGGCAATGTCCCGCTGGTAGAACCGGAGCCCATCATCGAGCGCCGCCCACGGGTCCTGCTGGAATGCGAGCAAGCCGCTCATTTCTTCGCCTTGGTGAGCGCGCCCTTGAGCGCAATGATCGTGCGCTCCATCTCGCCGATGCGCTTGTATAGCCGGGTGATCTGCCGGCCCGCGCAGGCGGGGCATTCCGCACGGCTGGGAGAATGGAACGAGTCAAACGCCCAGTAGCGCCCGCACTCATGACAGCGGCGCATCTCGAGGGTGAGCGCCTCGGTGCGGTGGATATAGTCGGTCACGCGAAGAACTCCTCGGGCTCCTGTTCCAAAACCCTCTCCACGATCGGCTCGGGATTCGCGAGCTCGCCCAGGAACTCTGAGACCCGCACGTACGTTCCGCGGTACGCCACGAGCGCGCCGGCACCTTCGGTCCACAGATCCTTGGGCACGGCTCCAGACTGAGCGAGGCTCACCCAGCCGGACTGCAGGCACGCCGCGCACTCGTCCTGCAACTTCGGCAGGCCCTTGCAATACGGGCACAATGCAACCGGCTTTGCGACGCGCACAGCAGACGCCGCCGCGTGCACGTCATCGAGCAAGCGCTGCAGTCGAGCCGCGGGATAGGGCAGCTTTTCGCTCGAGATGTTGCCGAGCGCGCCTTGGGCACGGCGCATGGCGCTGTCGGCTTCGCCTAGGAGCTTGCCGATGCGCTCGACCTGTTCGGTGAACTCGTCCTCGACTTCCATCCCGATCAAGTTGATCGTGATGGTGGGGTTCTTGGCCTCGCGCTCCACAACGCGCTTGTCTTGCCGACTCTTGAGTGTCTTCGCCTTTTCGGCTGCGCGCTTGGCTCGGAACTCCGCCATGCGTACCGACTCGGGTTTGATGCCGGACTCGTTCGCGACCCGAACCCGGGCAAGCCCCCGGGCAGTCTTCGAGCGGCCACGGGTCGGATCAGTGAGCGGCGCCGCGTGGGGGTTCACCTCGATCTGCTCTTCGTACAGACCGAGCACTTTGAGCAGGCCCTCGCGCTGGGCTTCGACATCATGCCTACGGTGGGCGTTCTCGGTGAGCTCGATCTCGTAGAGCTCTTCATCCGAGCATTCGACAAGCTTGCACAGCACCTCGGTAAAGCCGCACCGGATGGCGGCGGCGATGCGGTCGTGCCCGTAGATCACCCGGTGGTCCACCTGGCGCACCATGGGCTCGGACAGAATCCCCACGCGCTCAATGCTGCGCGCGCGCTCGAAGATCCTGGGATTGTCCAGGCGAGCGCGGAAGTCGCCGGTGAGACACAGTTGCTCGATCTTCAGCGTGCGAAAGCCGAGTACCTTCATTTGTTCACCCACCTGAACTGCTCATAGGGCTTACCTTTGCGAATAAGCGATGCCACCGAGCGTAGTGGCACGAACTCAGCCCGCGACTCGGCGATGAATGCGCGCAGCTCCTCGAGCTTGACCGACTCGCGGCCACTGCACACAACGGGTTTCCAAACCTTGCCCGATTTCGGATCGGTGATGCCCCGGTTGCGCACGGCCCACTCTTTGAGGTGGTTCTCCACAGCTTTCGCCGTGTCGGCCACGCGCTGAAACGTCAGCAGGAGCTTGAGCGCGTTTTCTTCAGTGATGGGTGTCTCGCTATTGGCGATGGGCGAAAGTTCGTCGAGCGCGGCGCGGGGAGGAATGAGCCACGCCGGACAACGAAGCCGCCCGTAGCAGCTGCGGCAGTGCGCACCCATGGCGTAATCCGCACTGAAGTTCTGCGCGGCGGCAACCACCCTGCGCGCCGTGCCAAGGGTTTCAGAACTCTCGAGATCGAGCAGTTCAGACCACTGCCATAGCCCCTCGATGGCCGACCAGATCCCAACGCAGTAGCCGTCGCATTCGTATTTCGTGGCCACGGCCAAGCCGTAGCCGTGGAGCTGCAGGGACTTCACCCCGTCTGCTGCGGTCCATTCCGAGCGCTTGATATCCGCGACGTAGGCCAGCTTTCGCCCCGGGGTGGTCACGATCCACGCGAAGTCGGGATGACCTTCGGACACGGCCTCGGGCGAGCCGGGCTCGACATACTGCCCGTACTTGTCGATCGCGACGTGAAACTCTTTCATCGCGTCGCGGTAGCGAAGCACAATGCCTTGCCCAAGATCGATGTCGGCGGGGCGGTGCCACGCCATCATCTCGCCGAGCTCCTCCTCGGTGAGCCGCATGCACAGCTCTTGAGCGTTCTCCGCTCCTGAACACAGCGCGTGAAACGCGGTGGACTGCGCCGCGGCTCGGCCCGCGCCGATCTGTGAGAGCGCGCCGGCCTGGCCGCAGAACTGGGTGACCGGAAGCGAGCTCATCCGGTGGCCGAGACGGTTGGGCAGCACGGGACTCATGCGGCCCCCGATGCGATGTCACCCTGCAGCCGCTCGGTGACCATCGCCTGCATGTGCTCGAGGACTTTCTGCGCGGCGCGGCGCGACTGCCGGATGCTGCCGGGAGGGATGCCCCAATCCTTCTCGCAGGTCTGCGCGAGCTGGATCCGGCCCATGCCGAGCGCGCGCTGCAGCTCGAGGAGCTTCCCGAGCATGTCCTCGTCGGTCGGCCCGTCCTCGTCGAGCTCAACCTTCGGCTCGGCCACGGTCGACAGCTTCTCGGCCATCTCATCACGGGGAGGCTCCTCGCGCTGCATGGGCTTGTCGAAGCTCAGGGGCTTGGACTCTGGAGGCGGGGGAGGAGGAGACGCGGGCAAGGTCTCCTGCCGTGGCTCCTCCTTGCGCTCCTCCTTGCGCGCCTGGCGCTGGCGGGGTTCTGGCCGGGGCTCTGGGCGGGGTGCTTCACGCCGGGGCTCCTCGCGGCGCTCAGTGGGCATGCCGGCCTCGTCCGCATCGGGCTCAGCGTCTAACAAGAATAACGTTTGGTACTCATAGCGTCTAAGGTAAGTGCGAAGCTTACCGTACTCTTTGATCCACTCAAATGAGCGGTTCGTCCCGTCTTCCTTCGCTTCCCTGGGCGAGAACTCGATGGACGATGTGATGCGCGCGCCGTGCCCCATGATCGTGGTGGTGAGACGTTGGCGTGAGGGGTCGGCGCAGGAAACGAAATTCTGCATCACGACAACACCGCGATCCGCCAGCGGCTTGGCCGTCGCCGCGACCAGTAGCCCTAAGGTGGCATATTTGAAACGCTGGTTACCGTACTGACCCGTGCGATCCTTATCGATGTCGCCAAACTCCAGACGAGCGGCTGCGATGGCCTCGATAAGCTTTTGTTGTGCATCGATCGTGCCCTCGAAAACGAGCCCGCTCGGAACTACTGATGCATCCATGTGTGCGCCATCCATAGGTTTTCTCCTGTTTCTTGACAGCGGACCCAGACCAATGGTAGGCCCGGGGCGCTAGGACATCTGGGTGCGGCAAGGCCGCGGATTGCTTGCTGGTTTCCGGCTTGCCGTGTCAACACACGACCGCTAGGTTAGGGGCCATGGCAGACAGGCCGCCGAGACCGCGTAGCGAGCATATTCACTTCCGGATCAAACCGGACGATCTGACGTACATCAAAAAGGGACAGCGGCGCGTCGCGCCCAAAGAGACGTTCACCGAGTGGGCAACGAAGGTGCTCAAGGCCGCCGTCGAAGCCGAACTCGCGGCCAAAGAGGCGGCCAAGCGCCGGTCCTCTTGAGCACCCGTGTCAACACATCTGTCAACACACGCTGACCTTGGCATGTCAACACACGGCAGGCAAGCGGTGGTGTCAAGAAAGTCACATAAAATCGTACAAGTGCGGGCAATCACTCGCATTTCTGGGAGGGGACATGGACTCGCCGAAGCGACGTTTGATTGCTGCGCAGTGGGCGGACTTTGAGCGCATTGTGTTTGCCGGGGCAGACATCCCGGACATTCAGTGGCGCGAGATGCGGCGGGCGTTCTATGCGGGTGCGGTGGCGCTTTTCGGAACTCTGACTGGCGGGATGTCCGAGGGGTCCGAAGCAGAGCCCGAAGATCTGGCGCTCATGGACGATATTTCCTCGGAGCTGTACGAGTGGCGCGAACGCCTCATAGCGGGCGAGGTCTGAAAACAAACCGTGACAGCTGTCACGCTAAATAGAACGCCCCCGACCGAGACCATTCTCGATCGGGGGCGCAGCGCCAGGGGGTCGCGAAACCCCGGGCTCACAGTCTAGAACGGGATGTCGTCATCGTCATCCATGGGTTGCTGCTGCGGCTCGCGACGGGGAGCGGGCGAGCTTTGCCGTGGCCCGTTGCTGTCGCCGAGCAGGGTGATCTCGCTCGCGACGATCTCAGTCGCATAGCGCTTGCCCCCTGCCTTGTCCTCCCACGTGCGGGTTTGCAGCCGTCCCTCAACGTGCAGACGCGAGCCGCGCTGCAGGTAGCGCTCAAGCGCTTCCGCGCGCTTGCCCCAGATTACAACGGTGTGCCATTCCGTCTTGCTTTCGCGTTCGTTGGACTGCTTATTGTAATACGACTCGTTTGTTGCAAGGCGCAGCGTCATCACCGCTTGGCCGCCCTGCGTGTGTCGGAGCTCCGGATCCTGGCCTAGGTTTCCGAGCAAAAAGACCTTGTTGACGCCGTCGCTCATGCCAAATCCTCCTTCGGCTCAGCGCATGATTCCCACGCATCCTCGAAGCCTCCCGGCCTAGTGTTCCAGGGGCTCCAGTGCGGGCAGCCGTCCCCAACGCAAGCGCAGTCCGGGAAAAGAGCCGCGTATTCGGCACGCTCCCACATCTCGGTGCTGTCGCTGTGATCGAGGGTGCGCCGATACACTGTACCGTCGCAACCGTCACCATAGCTGACTTCTACGATCTGCCCTTGGCATTCGGGCGGTATGTGCATTTTCACGGCGTCACCTCGAATGTGAAGCCGAGCCCGCGCAGATACTCAATCACCTCGCTTTGTGGACCTGAGACCACATAGCGCTCGCCAGCCTTGGGATATGAGACGCGCAACGGGTCGTCATCGGCCGATACCGCAACCGATGTGTTGTGGATTCGGAGATCGAATCCGACGTCGATCGGGTGCAGTCGATACGGAATAGTGTCTACGTCGTCAGCTTTGTCGAAAGGCTCTATCGTCAGCATGGTCAGTCTCCTTTGAGCGCCTCTAACAGCGCTTGGTTGCGTGCGTTGTATTCGAGCAAGACGTCGCAGAATGCATTGCGAAGCTGTGGGCTCACGAGCTTGGGAGCGCCACGCATGCCGGTGAAACCATACACGCGATCTTCTGCAGTGGGGTTGTGCGGCGTGAGCGCTTCCAGCGCTGCGCGCAGCTTCTCAGCACCCATGTTCTCCCGCACGAGGTACAGCCCCTGGGTCCAAGCTGCATAGCGTTGCTGCAGCACGATTGCGAGGTAGTCCCCCGCTGCGCGCGCCTGGGATGGTCCGGCAGCGCGCTCTAAGAGTAGGGCGCCCGTATCGGGCAAAGTGATCGTCTTGCGGACTGTCATACCTCCTCAAATCTCCCCACAAATGGCCATTTGAGAACGTGTGAGCGGGCGCGCGTCTCGCCCGGTACAACGGGTGCGCCCGCCCGTATCCAGCCGATCACATAAAGTGTGCGCTCCTCACCACGCCGGCCGCGCACGCGCTGCAGTACCACGCAATTCCCCCATGGGGCGCGTCTAATGTCGCCGATAGATATACGGGTTTTGCGAACCGTCATGAGTGGTAGTCCACGGTTACGACGATCGAGTCAGGCGGAAAGGTGAGCGGCTCGTGCCAATGCGCCGAGTATTCACGCGCACGCTTGAGCCCTTCGGCAAACGAGCCGTCCCAGTCCGTTTGCTGGTACACCACACCATTCCAAGCGCTCTCTGTCAGCATGTACACCGCGCGCTCAGCATCGGCGATGATGAGCCGCGAACACGTTAGGTGCTCGGGTATCTGGTCGAGTCTGCACACGTCGCCATGGCACTTCGCATGGTCGAATAGGGGGCATTGCTTGAGAGAAGACTCGGGAAACCACTCGCGCCACAACGCATCGACGGCTTTCCGCTGCGACTTAGGGACAAGCGTGGGCTTGCCAGCTCGCAGGGCGGATACCGTAACATCACGCCTGCGCAACTCGTCCTCGAATAGCTCGACACGAGCGGGGTCTACATCGGCGCGCGCATGCTCGCCAGTCCAGCGCCCGCCGATGGCGTACCAGTCCCAAAATCGGCAATCGCTCGCATCCTCGCTTGGCTCGCGGGGGTCCTCATCAAACGGGCCCATGATGCGGGCGATTGCAGCTTCGATATCCGCAGTGTCTGGCGGTAGGACAATCTCTAGATGATGGTGCATGGCTATCTCCTATGCTGTGAGCTCGTATTGGGTGAGACCGGTACCTAGTACGTTCCACGTGCTGTATTCGAACTGGACTCGGCTGTAACGAATCGCCTTCATTCGGCCGAGCACCGCCTGCACGTGATCGGGGTCTGACCATGTGTCATAGACGCGTCCCTGGCGGCCCCGCATAACGGCGCGGTCCACTCGCTTGTACAGCGCGACCGAGCCGAGCACAGACGAGCGGTAGGCGGGCAAGCTCACCCGGGGCTCGCACCATTCGTGTTCGGGTGTCCAGTCTGCGGTTGGGTACGTATGCAGCCACTCCAGTTCGAACCATGCCCCCCGCGCACCTTCAACATGCGTGTATCCGCGTGCTGCCAACGAACGCAGATCGGCAAGCGTGCGCTTGCCTGTTTCCGACTCGGGATCGATGTAGGCGCGTCCCGATTCATGCCATGCGATGCGATCGGCGATCGGCTCATACTCGGATTCGCACACGTGAATGTGACGATAGAGGCCGTGGTGTTTGGTCTCCCATAGGGCGTAATACAGCTGTTTCATGTTGGTACTCCTAGCGTAGGGTCGTAAGCAACCCATCCATCCCACTGACCCGAGCCAATGGGATGGGAGCGTTGCTTTACTTGTAGCGCCGCGCAATTTCGCCGTTGCACTCCAGGTGCCAACGATCAATGCGCGGGCGTGTGTTGGCTATGATTCCAGCCGAATCAACATGTGCCCGGTGCAGAGACACAAACTCAGCATCCCGACACCACGCATGTGCCATGCCACCGGCGCGGCGCGAGGCTTTGTAGCGACTCCAGAATAGGCGCAGCCATCGGGCGCCTATTGCGCGTGCCCGATCGTCTGACCCTGCATAGAAGTCCAGCTCTAGAGAGCCCACCGCGAGTGTGTAGAACCCCATTTACGCTGCTACAAGCTTGAGAGCTTCCGACATCGCCCGATCCGCCAGTGCGCCAGCCTCGCCGAGCCAAAGGCTATGCATGCGATTGTCGGCAGTGCGCCCACGCTCCCACGTGAGGTATTCAGTCACCGCGTTGAAGGCGTCCCAATACGTTTCACCCTTGTTGCCCCGGCCTTTGAGAAACATCGGCTCAATCGCAGTGAACAGACGATCGGACTTCAGTGCGGTTTCGCTGTCGGTTTCGAGCATATCCGCGTCTTTGGTGCGGAACACCCGATGTACGTACTTGCGGAGGTCATCGACGTTGCAGCCCTTGCGAGCGAGCGAGCGCATTTGGTCAATCGAAGCCTGGAATCCCCGATGGACCAGATCGATCGTGTCGCGCACTTCAATGAGTGCTGACTCGATGTTTGCCGTGTGGCGGATACGTAGGAGCTTTGAAGCGTCCCCCGCGTGAGCGGCAGAAAGCGTGTTCTGACACACAACGCGAACCGGGGTGAATCCGCAGCGGGCAACACGCGAGCCGTCATGCGCATTCGACAACAGGAGATAGGCGAGCACCCCATCGCCCGATGTGACCTCGACGGGGTCGCGATTGATCTTGGCGAGCACCCAAACGTGTTTGCCCTCGCGCAGTGAACCCGCGGCTTCGAGCGAGCAATCACCCGAATCGATAAACGGCTGAAACCACTCGAATGCCCTCACATTCTGCAGTGGCGTCCATTGCGGTCCTACGGTTCCGAGGTACGCGCCCGTATCGGTGCGCACCGTAGCGTAGCTCGGAACGATTGCATCAGTCTCTGCAGTGGAGCCAATCAGGTGCGCCCGATCGAGCCTGCATAGTGGCACCTTCTCAACCGGCCAATTAAGGCCCGCGCGATGGATTGCGTCTGCAACCGTGGGCGGGTTTTCAAGGCGCACGCCCAAGCCGTGCCACGGCTCAGCGCCAACGGTGAACATCGTTTCAACTTCGTGTGACATGTGAACTACTCCTAGGTTTGCGTAGGGTGGGGCGGCCACCTGGTGAACCATGGAAAGGCTGTAACCACCCATTCAACCCACCGAACGAGCCGATGGGTTGAGAGCGTGGCTACAGCGCGAGCGTTTCCTGCCCTCGGATAGGCAAGGTGAAGGTGCAGTCGAAGGGCTCGCCATAGTCGATGGACTTGGCAAGGCTCGCGATTGCCTCGCGACGCGCCCCAAACCTCACCAGCGTCTCAATGCACGCGTCTAGCGCTTTCGAGTCGCCGGACCAGACGAGTGCTGCGGGTTGCGTGGGGGACACGTGCCACCCATCGCCAAGCATCGGGAGACACGCGCTCGCATCAGCCGCGTCTCGGAACATGAGCCCGATAGCCGCGCTGTACGTACCCCAGAATCGATGCCGCAATCGGCCATGCGCGGTCGTCATGTAGGTTGCGATGCTCATAGGGCAACGTGCTCCCACATGTTCGCGCCGGTGTTGTTCCCAGGCTCGCCAGCGCGCAACCGGAACGCATGCGCCCCAGGGACCTTTGCCGAGTGGCCCATGTACTGCCAACCGGTCAGCTTGTCGTATCCGCCCAAGCGCTTTGCCAGCGCATTCCAAGCCACATCGTACTGACGCGACCCATACACCAATCGCTCGTAATCCATTGCTGCTACTCCTATCCGTCGAATCGCCCTGCTAGGGCGCGGAGTCTCCCCCACGCGCTAGCAGCACCATTCAACAAGGGGCCCGCAGGCCCCGTCCCTTTTACTGACTGAGCTTCGACGCGCGGTACGCCGCCTCCGCTTCCCAGAAAGCAGCGCTAGCAGCGCGGTACGCCGCATAGGTTTCATCGGTCCCCGCAGCGCGGTTAGCGGCATAGGCAAGGTCCACCTTCACCGATGCGAGGTTGCGTGCGGTCTCAAGTTGTTTGCTGTCCATTGTCATTGTCTCCCGGTTCGCGTCGCCAACACGCATCATTCTAGTGTCAGAATGGTGCGATGCAACGTAGGCAAGGCTTGAATCGGCACAAGCGAGCGCTCGTGTGTAATCCGTGACAGGTGTCACGCTTTTGGTGGACGTCTGCCTACACACGCCGAGCTTACGTAAGGTGCCCGCTTACACCGGCCACGCTCGCCAGTCGCGGTAACTGGTTATTGGTTGTGCGACCTCAACCCCGAACCTCTTTCAGGTCATAAGGCGCGATCCCCGGGGCCCGTATAACGTGACAACTGTCACACATAATCGCCGGGGTGTAGGCGTAAGTGACCACTCGCGCCGGCGCACGCGAGCTTCTCCTCACGTGAGCTTGGCCTCATGCACACCTGCTCACGTGAGCAGCGCTACATGTTGAGCACCGCTCACGTGAGCACCGAGTCACCGCTCACCCCCGGGGGGAAGGGGGGCCGCGTCGGGGGCGGGGAAGGGCGCCCGGAAAAATTGCGAACCGGGTTGACGTGTGGGTCCGTTCCCCACCTACCGCGGTTTGGCACCGAGCCCTAGAGTCTGCGCATGTCCGTCATCTGCCCAACGCTTGAGCTGTGCGCTGAGTGCCGGGCCCTCGTGTTCCCCGGCAACCAACGCTGGGTGAGACTCTCGTTGCACGAGCTCTTGCTGATGCCCTTGTGCGAGCACTGCAAGGCTGCGCACATGGAGTTCATGCGGGTGCACACCATCTTGATCACTGGACCGGAGCGCAGGCCATGAGCGATGTTTGCACCGACCCAGACTGCGCACACTGCGCGGTCGACTGGCACGACATCGTCGAACAATCGCTGGCGGAGGAGCGCGCCCGGGACAATGCCCTGCAGGCCATGCATGACCTGATCGTGTGGACGTGGTGCCAGGGCAGGAGCGAGCCGCTCGCTGCGGCGTACGAGATGGGCGATGACCCGCCGCTGCCGCTGAGCGGCGCGCGTGTCGCGGCAGCCATGAAAAATGTGCTCAGCATCCCCGAGAATGTGGCCGTGCTCGAGAGCCTCTCGAAGCGATGAGCTGCCCGAGCCTTTGTGTTGACACGCTCGTGTTGACGCAGTAGGCCGAGCCCATGGCCACCCGCGTCACCCTGCGCACCTACCAGATCCGGCCAGGCACCGGCGCCCCAACCGGCATGTGGGAGTGGACGCTCGACGGCGCACCCGATGATGACGACGGCTGCGAAGACTGGTTCGACACCCAGCTTGAAGCCGCCGAAGCGGCAATCGAACACGCGGCCAATCGCGGCTACACAACGTCGCTCGGCCGCCTCATCGCCGACGTGAAAGCCGAGACCATCGAGCGCTGCGCGCTTCGCGTAGAGGAGCACAACGATGACGAGCTCTGCGGCTGGTGGTTCGCCGAACATATCCGGACGATGAAGCCGTGAACGAGCTTTCGGACGAGGACATCGCGTTTATCGCGAAGGACATGGGCAAGCAGTTGCCCTGTCGGTGGTGCAAGAGCCCCAAGTGCATCTACCCCGACAGCTCCTGCGAGGCCCGCTGGTATTTCGATCAGGTGCCGAAGCCCAAAACAACGTGGCTCGGCCGGCTCACCTGCTGGCTCGATTTCCACCCCTACCGCGTCGTGCGCGGATGGTGCAAAGACCCAGTCACCTGGCGCTACTGCACCCGCTGCGGTGTCGAGATGCGCAACGATACAGGGAGGCATGGCATGGCAGGCTGGTTTGTCGCTGGGGGCGTCGGGCTCGTCCTCGCGTGCGCGATTCTTGGCGTGGTGCTCGAACACAAGGCGATACGGGAGGAGCGCGACCATTCCCCCCGCTGCTCGGGCGAAGCGCGCGACTGGGCCCTAGGATGCGTGCAGCACGACACGCATTCGGAAGCAGTGAACAACTGCAGCTACCGCGCGCTCCAGCTCTTTCACTGCAACTTCCCGTGAACATCAAACGTTCACGTTCCTAGCTCTGTAAGCCATGTGCGCGAAATCCTTGTGTTGACAGCCGGGCGGCATTATATGCCCAGGGAATGTCAACACACGATGAGGATTTGCTGCGCGCCCGCACGCTGCTCGTGAAGTGGAACGCCGCGCCCGACCGCCGCGGCGATGACGTGGTGCTCGCCGAGCTGATCGCCGAGGAGCGCAAGGCCGGCATTCTGCGCGGCCGTCGGCAGATGGCGTCGCTCGTGCTCAACACGCCGAGTAACCGCAGAGAGCAGCTCTGCATCGACGAGCTGCAAACCCAAGCCCGCAAGGGCGAGTCCGCCGTTGGGGGCGTCGAATGATCAAACTCTCCACGCAGTACGACATCGCCATGCGCCTGCAGACCGAGGACGAAGCCGACTCGTTCCTCGCGCTGCTCATCGCGCAGCACCTCTCCGCCGCTCCCGAGCGGTCCCGAGAAGAAGCCGAGCGCATCGAGCGCGACAACCTCGCCTACTACGCCGGCTACTTCGACCACGAGACCCGCGCGCGCGTAGAGCGCCTGTTCAAATGCGCTCACCCCATCTTCGGCTCCATCGCCGAAAAGGGCCCGCCCACCGCCGAGGAAGCGTTCAGGCTCGGCAAAGAGATGGGCGAGCGCCTGCGCCGGGAGCGCGACCGATGAGCGATCTCGACCTCTACAGCGACCAGGCCCACATCCATTACGCGCTCGTTTGCCTCGGACAGGCGTCGGGAACCCTTGCCCATGTAGCCATCGGTGGCCACGCCGACCCCTACAGCCTCGCCCAGACTGCCGTGCTCGTCATGAACATCCGCCGACTGCTCGAGGCTGCCATGGCGGGCGACTCCGAGGCGCGCAACGAACTCCTCTACCTTTCGCCATATCCGGTGAGACCATGAACCGTCGAGACCACGGACGCCTTCTTCTGGAGGTCGCAATCCAGCGGTACGGCGATTCCGCCGAGTACGACGACGACCAGGTGGCCGCCGGCATGGAGGCGTGCCTCAAAGAGCTGCTGCGGCTCGACGAGCTGAACGCCAAGCTCATGATTACCGCCGTCTTCGAGATGGCCGCGCGCCTGCGGGTGCTCGTCGAGCGGATCGGCGATGACGAGACCTTTCACCGCTTTCAGCTCGAGACCGAGCGGCGCTTGAAAGGTGCCAGCAATGACCGACGAAGTCATGCGCATGCTCACGGTCTATGACCACCCAACCGACCACCCGAACCACTACGTGCTGCGCTGGTGGCTCGTCAAACGCGGCAATCCCCAGCCCATTCCGCTGGCCAAGGCCGAGCTGTTCAAAGACCTCGCCACGGCCCACGCGTACATCGCCCAGGAGTGGCCGCACCTATCGCGCGCGCCGCTCTCCGACCCCGACCCCCACATTCTCGAGACCTGGTGGTGAACATGACCGACGACGAAGAGCCAACCGTGCAGCAATTCTGCAACGTCATCGCAAGAACCGGCGCCGAAGCCATCGCCAAAACGTTCGCGAAGATGGGCATCTCCCAAGACGACATCCCCTCGTTCGCCGTGGTGGCATTCCAGCGCGACGAAGACGGCGTGCGCCGTTGCGCCGTCGCGTGCTCCGGCGAAATGGTGGAGATGATGGCCTCGCTAAAAGAGCTCGAGGACCGCGAGGTGCCGGTCCATCGTGAGACGTACTACAAGACCTACCGCAAAGCCGCCGGGAAGGACCCGAAGGCATCATGACCGAAGACGAAATGACCGCGGGCGCGCGATTCACGGCCGAGCGCGACGGTGAGTGGACCGTCGTCACGATGCGCGTCCCGCATAACCCGGGGGCCCACCACGCCCGACTCGGCGCGTGGCGAGGTGAGGACGCCAAGCTCCGGATCGCGCTCTTCTTTCTCGGCAATACGGCATCCCTCGTGACCGCGCTCGGTGCGCCCAGCCTCGGTGATGCGCTCGCGTTCCTCGGCGCGCGCCTCGAGCATTCCGCGCGCCAAGAGAACGTCTCGTGAACCTGCCTCTGTGGCTCACCGTCGGCTACGCCTCCCTCGTGCTCTTTGCCAGCGCCCATATCAGCTGGCGCACCCGGAAGATGATCGCCGCCTGGCGCGTGCGCAGCTGCGAGCTTCTCGAGCAGCAGCTGGTCGCGCTCACGGTCTTTCGCGACAGAAACCCGGGAGACCCCAGGATCGCAGAGCTGCTGATGGAAACGCACCGCGCGCTCGGCGTGCTGCGTAGCGAGCTGCCGTGACCCGCGTGGTCTGGCTCGCTGCCGAACGCGGCCCGCAGCACGCGTTTGTGGGGGAAGGTTCTCAGCCATGGGCGCTGTGCCGCATGGTGCGGATTGGCGAAAGCGGATGGCAGACGCGCATTGAGCGCCCGGTCTGCAACATCTGCGCGCGCAATGTTCACGCGATGTCACGCGATCAGACCTGACCGGGCCGGCTGCTGGACTCGTAAACGTCAACACAGCTGACCATTGTTCGTTACGTAAGAACCTATAACAGTCGCATTCGCAAAAAACTATCACGAGCCCACATTTCATACATTCTGACTGCCAGATCGTGCGTGTTACTAACGCTCCTGTCACGCAGCGCACAACGCAAACCCCGCAGGAGCCACGCATGCAAGACCAGATTTGTGAGCAGGTGTTACGTGCAGTACAGCGCGCAGGCACCATCGCCAAGCGCGGCAAGGAGCTTCACCACAGCCACGCGGCGATCGTGCTCGAGGTGCTCGCGACGGGCCTCGAGTACCAGGGAAAGTGGCTCGACCGCACGATCGAGCTGCTCGGCCCGACGCTCATCAAAGCCGCGCTCGACATCGAGGCTGACGTTGCCCTGCACTGCAACCTCGACGCCGCACTACTCCTTGCCCTCTCAGCGCTGGATGACCTGACCGACAGTGTGGACCCCGCCGAGCGCTGCAAGGCCGTCCAGGTGGCGGCCGGCGCGGGCGCCGCGCTGTTCAATCTACTCGCGATGCGCCGCTACGAGACGCTGCGCGCGGTCTGCGCCGAGATCCTCTCGCACGGCAGCATGTCGCTGCAGGCGTACGAGGCGTTTGTCGCCGCGCACCCCGTCAGCGTGGAGCATGCCCATTGATCTCGACGCAACCAGCGGGAAGGGGCCAGCGAGTGAGCGAGCAAGAACAGTGGGAAACCGAGCGGCTGTTGTTCATCTACATGTGCCAGGCCATGGCGGACAAGCTTGGCGGCGATGTGACCGTCACCCCCGAGGAGCTCACCGCCGCGAGCCGGGTCGATGCCGATTGGTCTCCCGCTAACGGGGGCTTTCGCATCAAACTGGGCAAATGCTCGAGCGACACGTAGTGGATCAGATCACCGTCCACTTGAAAGAGGTGGAAAGCCTCGGAGGCGGCCAGGCCGCGGTGTTCATCTTCGACGGCGACGGCAAAGCAACCGTGGTCTCACAGCTGAAACTGAGCCTACTGACCCGCATGTTGTGTCTTTGGGTCGGCCGGCGGCTCGAGGAGTTCTCGGACGACCTCGAGCACATGTCGAAGGGGCATCCTGGGCACGACGCGTAAGGTTATGGCCGGCGGCGTGGACGCCGGACGTCAGAAGGTCTGACCTAAACCTTGTCCCCGGGTTCGACTCCCGGGCCGGCAGCAGTACCCTTACGCGCGTAGAACTGCGCCAGGATGGCGCGCGCCTGCTCGGGCGTGTACCGAAGGCCCCGCAGGTGGTTCGGGAGCCCAAGACGTCTCAAGATCGCATCGAGACGATCTGGGCTGCACCGGAGAAAGCTCAGTAGCTCGCCGCGGGTGAACATACGCAAAGCCCGTCCCTGAACACGAATCAATGCTCAGGGACGGGCCCCTAGGAGACCAACCATGGCAGCGCCCCGGATGAGGGTCTTGAGCACTGTCACGACCAGCTAGGCTACGATGCGGCGAAACGGACAGGTGGTCAAGGTGAGCGGAAACACCCACGCCCTCAAGTGCTGGCCGGACGAGTTTTCGGCCATCATTGACGGCAAAAAGCGCTTCGAATGGCGCAAGGATGACCGCGGCGGCTACCTGCCGGGCGATCTGCTCCGCCTGATGGAGTGGGATCCGGTCTTCGAGCAGTACACCGGCGCGTGGTGCATGGTGCAGGTCACCTACGCGCTGCGCTCGCCCGGCTTCGGCGTGCCCGCCGGCTACTGCATCTTGTCGATCTCGCCGCTGCTCGTGAACTGGCGCGACGATCAGCGTCTTATGCGCGCGGAGAACAAACCGTGACAGCTGTCACGCTAATCGGCCCCTGCTACCCCGCAGCGAGGGGGTAATGGCGATGCGACGCGCGGGGTAGCAGGTTCCGAACCCTGTTCCATCGTGACAAGAGTCCAACCAACGTGTTGACGATGAGGCTAAGAGCGGAAGTACGCAAGCGCGTCCGCTAGGACTTGCGCACCATCCCCCGTGGCGCTATCGAGGTGAGCTGAGATCGAACCGTCCCGCATGAGCACAAAAAAGCTCGCGAAGCCGGCAGCATCGTCGAACCACACCCGCTCGATAGGCGGATGTGCGGCGCACCAGAAGTCCTCGATCTCTTCAGCTGACATTCCACGCCACGCCATGGCTCTAGATTGCAGCACAGGGCGCAGCGGCTCGAAAGAGGAGCCGAACCCAAGCGCGTACCTCGTCGCGCCCCACAGGACCGTCTGCGCGGTCTACGGCGGCAGCCGAAATAGCGAGGCGGGTCCGTACGACCGAACGTGTCAACTACCCCTGCAGGCGTCGAAGGGTCCGCCACCCGTAGAGCTCACACCCGGGGAAGGCTGGTAGCGCCGCGGTAATTGTCCCGCGGCCGGCACGTGCGAACATAGCTACGGCTCAAGAGCGCTAGGGGTCTACATGACCCGGATCCTAGCGTAGCAGAGTGTAAGCAACTGTAGTCCAGTAGTACCGTCACACGACACGCCCAGACGCCCCCAGCATCACGCAAGGGTCAAGGGTCATAAGGTGAGCCTTTTTCTTTACGTATACCTACACACCCTTACTAAATACCGTGACACGTGTCACGCATATTGTCACATGTTGCACTTTGCTTAGATGTGGACATAGTGTGCGACATGGCAACGCTCGCACATGAGGTCCCGGTGGTGTTCGCGCTGAGTGGCGATCTGTGTCGCTGCGTTGATGCCGAAGGAAACGTCTTCGAGCTGCCGAAAGAGCGCTTGACGACCCCGGCGTGTCAACACACGTTAGCGTCTACGTGCAACGCTCGAGCATCCAACATCTCTGGATCCCAGGGCGTTTCCCGGGCCTCAACGAGCTACTTGCGGCTCGTGGACAGCGCGACCGCGTAACCGGCTGGGTCGGGTACAACGACATCAAAAAGCAGTGGCAGCACCGCGTGGTGCTGCTCGCGCGCGCGCAGCACCTTGTGCCCGTCGAGAGCGCGTACTTCACGTACCTCATCTACGAGCCGAACAAAAAGCGCGACCCGAGCAACGTCTCGATGGGCGTCATCAAAATCATCGAGGACGCGTTACAAAAGGCAGAGGTCATCCCGAACGACGGATGGAAAGCAGTGTTAGGCTTTCAAGCGCACTGGGAAGTCGACCTCAAAAGCCCCGGCTGCGCCGTGTTTCTGAGCAAACACAACACGCTCGACAAGCCCACCGCCTTTTACCGAGACCAGGAGATCCGATGCCCGCGTACGACCGAGAAACTCTCACCGTGAGCCGCTGCCTGCGGCACTTGAAAGACCTGAAAACCATGAGTGCGCGCCGCCGCGTGGTGCAGTACCTCACGAGCGCGGTCGAAGACATGCCGCCCGAACAGGCGCCGGAGCAGCACGACGCGCGCCAGCTCACCATCCCCGGCTCGCAGAAGAAGTCCGCCGAGCTCGACAGCCCCTTTGCCGATGCCGAATAAGGTCTACCAGCTCAACCGCGTTCTCGGCGGCATGGACGGCAAGGGTCAGATGGTGATCCCCGTCCGCGTCTACGACAGCCTCGAGACGGCCAAAGAGGCGGCGAAGCTGCGCACGGCGGCGCTGCAGAAGTTCATCCGCTGCCGGCTCATCGATCAGACCGGCGAAAACCGCGGCGTCGACACCGGCGTGAACCTCGGGCAGTTCCTCGAGGAGCTCGGCATCGCCGGGTTCCAGCACGTCGTAGACGGGCACGAAGTGCACGCAGGCGAGCTCATCGCCCAACCCCCACCCCCAAGCATCATCATTCCCGGATGAGCCGAAAACCAATGCCCAAGGGCCGTGCGAAAACCCGTGGCGTCGGGCTGCGAATCACCGAGGCCGAGTACGACTATCTCCTGCGCGAAGCCTCCCGGCTGACGTTGAAGGTCGGGGCTAACATCACGATGTCCAACCTAGCCCGCACGATGCTGGTGCGCGGGATGGAGGAACATCGCCGTGCACAAAAGTAAGGGCGCCTCGCGCTCGGACTGGCAGACGCCCGAGAGCATCCTGCTGATCGTGCGCGACGTGCTCGGCGGCCCGGTGGAGCTCGACCCCGCGACGAGCCCGGACAACCCCACCGGCGCCCTGACGTTCTACACGCCGAAAGAAGACGGCCTCTCGCAGCCCTGGTCGGCGAGCTCCATCTTCCTCAACCCGCCCTGGTCGCGCACCGAGGGCGTGGACATGCGCAAGTGGCTCGCGCGCGCCCAAGAAGCCCGAGCCAACAGCCGGCTGCGCCCGACGTTCGATCTGTTCATCGTCGTGTCGGCCGCCATGAACGCCAACTGGTTCCACGAGTACCTCTCCGACATGGACGCCTACTTCTTTCCCCGCGGCCGGGTGAAGTACGACCCCCCGGACTTCTTCACCGAGGCGGACGCGCCGGGGTTTGACTCGGTGCTCTGCTACACCGGCACGAGCGTTCCGAGGTTTCTCGAGGCCACCGCTGGCCGCGGGCTCACGCTTCGGCGCTAAGATCGGGTCATGGCCGCAAGCAAAGGCATCGCACCGACCCGCCCCGTGGACGAGCAGAAGGCGCAGCTCGCCAAGATCCTGCCGAAGAAAGACGCGCTCGCGCTCCAGCAAGACCGGCTCCAAGAGCTGCAAGATCAACTACTCGAGCGCTCGCTGTCGATCGTGGACAGCTCGATGCGCTTCGCCGACATCGACCCGACCACCACCGAGCCGCCGCAGGCGTGGATCGACGAGCTCGGCATGGACGGCGCGAAGGTGCGACTGCGCGTCGCACAGTCGGCCTGGGCAGCTGCCAAAGACGCCCCCGTCGGGATCAAGGTCGCGTCGAGCGTGCTGGTCGGCATCCTGAAAGCGAAGGCCACGGAGAAGCAGGGCCCACGAACGCTCAACGTCGCGGTGGTGCACATGACCGCCCCGATGCCGCAGTTCCCCGAGCAGGAGATCGAAGTCGGCAAATGAGTGAGCTGGACGAGGAAGAGCGGGCGCACGCTCGCGCGCTGGTGCGTGAGGCGAGGGATGCGCTCGACCAAGCCCTTTGGCGGCCCGGCCCCCCGGCGGGGAGCAGTGAGTGGTGGCAGCACGTGATGAAAGCGGCCGAGCGGATCACGCGAGCCACCGAGCTTTTCAAGCGCAGGGGCGCGCTGCTGGCCTCGTGCATGAGCGACAACCGTGTGGAGGTCCGCCTCGAGGACGATCCGGACGAGACCGGGATCGTCCTCGAGCTTATCGGCGAGACCCGCACGGTGCGAGCCGTGTTCGACTCGAACCCGAAGTTCTTGCGGCGCTTCTTTCGGGACGGGCACGCAAAGCTGGGCGGCTAGCGCCCGCCGTAGCGCTCCAAAGAAGCCATGATCGCCTCGAACAGCTCCTGACGTCCGCCGCCGGCACGCGGGCCCATCTGCATGAACACGATGCGGTCCTCGTCGCGCATCGACAGCCACTCGCGCCGCGCAAGTAGGTGCTTGCCGAGCGCGAGGCACAGCGCCTTGTCCGCCGCGAACGCCACCTGGGCGAACTGCATGCGCGTGAGCGGCCGGTACTCGGCTTCGACGGTCCATTCGCCCGGCTTGAACGGCTTCGCGATCTCCTGGCCGGGGCGATCGAGCAGGATGTGCTCGGCGCCGTCTCGCCGGACGAGCCAGCCCAGATCGCCCGTCAGCGCGTGGCGGTAGTAGGTGCGCTCGTGGGGCGCAGGATCCCAGTGGTTGGCGCTCACAGTAGGTACGTCCTTTCGAAGATGAGATACGGCACGTCCGACACCGTGAGGTAGAGGTAGCGGTAGCGGGTGAGCTTTCCCGCGCCCGGAGCGGGGTTGTCGTCGGCCGCGGGATCTGCGCGCAGCACCGTGCGGCCATCGGCGGCGACCGTCAGCAGATGCGCGCCTACGCCGTCCTGCTGCACCACCACCGAGCCCTCACAGCCGTCCACGCCGTTGAGCAGCGTGAGCGCGGTGTCCACCGTTAGCGGGCTGCCGAGGGCGAAGTCGCGCGCCTTTGCGAGGTCGAGGGTAATGGTCGCTGCGGGCGAGAACGTCGGCGGACCCGAGGTGAGCGCGCGCAAGAGTTCGCGGACGATGGGCACGAGCTCACGCGTGAGGAACACCCACATCCCTTCAATGTTGAAGCTGCGATCGGTCAGCGTCCTGGTCAGACGAATGCGCACGGTCGTATCCTACGCGCGTTGAGCTTCGAAGAAGAGATCTACAAGCCATCCCCCTGGGGTGAGATCTTCCACGCAATGCCCGACTGGGAAGTGCTCGGCGCAGGATCCGCCGGGCCCGGCAAGTCGACGATCTTGCTGTTCGACGCGAACGGGCAGATCTACACCGAGCACAAACGGTGTGAGGACAAGCACCACCCCCACTATCACGCATGGGGTCAAAGCCGCGGCTGGGCGCTGCATCTGCGCCGCACGCGTCCGATGCTCGAGGAGACGCTCGCGCGCGCTCACCGAGCGTTTCCGCGCATGGACAGCGGGGCGCACTGGAACGAGCAGAAGACCACCTGGACGTTTTCGAGCGGCTACAAGTATCAGTTCGGCCACTGCAAAGACCCGCAAGACTGGTCGATCTACATCGGCAATGAGTACACGCGGATCTTCTTCGACGAGCTCGTCCAGTTCGACGAAGAGCAGTACGACCAGATCGGCACGCGCCTACGCACAACCGATCCGGTGCTCAAGCACATGCTGGGCATCCGCTCGGCGACAAACCCGCTCGTCACGCGCACGAGCGCCGACACCTTCGCGGTGAAGAACCCGCACTGGGTGCGCGACCGCTTCGTCAAGCCCGCGCCGCAGGGCCGCGTGCGGTTCAAAAAGCGCATCCGCCGCCAGGACGGCACGATCGCCTACCGCACGTTCATCTACCTGCCGGCGACGCTGTACGACAACCCCGACCCCGAGTTCGTGGCTCAGTATGAGGTCACGCTGCGCGACAAAAAGCCGCACATCGTGCAGGCGCTTTTGTACGGCAACTGGTGGGTCACGCCGGGCAGCTTCTACGGCTCGGAATGGAACGACAAGATCCACGTCTGTAAGCCCTTCCGCATCCCTCCGGGCTGGGCGCGCTTCCGCTCGATGGACTGGGGCTTCAAGGCGCCCGGCTGCGTGCACTGGTACGCGCTCGACCACGACGGCACGCTCTACGTGGAGCGCGAGTTCACCTTCCAAGAGAAGCTCGACATCGAGGTCGCCAAAGCGATCAAAGAGATCGAGCGCGGCATGGGCCTCGTCAAGAACGGCAGGTCCCTACTCACCGGCCCGGCCGACACGCAGCTGTGGGAGGAGCGCGGCGAGTCTGCTCAGACCAAGGCGGCCGTGATGCAGAATGCGGGCGTCAACTGGGTGCCTGCCGATAAAAAGTCACGGCAGCACAACGCAGAGCGCCTGACGAAGCGCCTCAAGGCCCACGAGAGCGGCACAAAAACACCGGGAATCGTGTTTTTCGACACCTGTAAGCAGGCGATCACCACGATTCCCGCGATTCAGACCGACCCTAAGAACACTGAGGTACCTGCTGACGGCGGAGATGACCACTGGCATGACAGTATCAACTACGGGTGCGCGTTCGCCTCACACGGTCGGCAAGGCATCCCGCGGCACGACTTAGACGATGACGACGATCGCGACGATGACGTGATCGAGCGCAGCGCATCGCGGGGCAGGTATGGGTATGGCGGTGCATAAGGTCTATGCGCAGCGCGGGAACCGATTAGACTTGGTGCGCGATGTCATCTGACGGCGACCTGCGTATTGCACTCGAAGAGCCCGAGACGAAACGCCGCAACAAAGATCTCCCCGAGGGGAAGATCAAATACGACGAAGACGAACCGAACCTCGTTGAGACGTTCCAGAAGTCCGAGGTCGGCCGCGCGTGGCTCAAGCGCATCTGCAAGCGCGTGCTCGAGGACTTCGATCAGGACTGGGAATCGACCAAGGAGTACCGCGAGCGCCAGGCGCAGGACTTCAAGCTGTTTGCCGGCACGCTGCCCGCGAAGGACTTCCCGTTCGAGCACTGCGCGAACGCGCACATGCCCCTGATGCTCGAGAACCTCTCGCGCCTGACCTTCAGAGCTCAGGCGGAGTTGTTCGGCGACTGGAAACAGCCGTTCGGCGTCGTGAAGGTCGGCGAGGGCGAAAAAGAGCAGGAGATCGTGGACGTGCTGACGGTCCACGGAAACTGGCAGATCCGCGAGGGCATGCCGGACTTCCGCAGGCAGATCGGCGACCGCGGCGTGCTCCTGTACTTCACAGCCGGCGACGTCACCGGGCACAGCTACTACGACCCGTTCCGGCGCAGGAACGTGCACGAGACGCTCACGTGCGATGAGTTCGTCGCACCGTTCACGTACGTGACCGTGCAGCCCGACTACTCGGACCTGCCGCACCACAGCAAGATCATGCACCGCTACCGGCATGAGCTGCAGGGCATGCGCGGGATCTGGGCGAACATCGACAACGTCCTGAACAAAGAGCCGCCGAGCTGGGATGACGATCCGACTTCGCCCATGTCCGAGACGGTCGCGGACGGGCACATGATCGAGATCCCGACGGGGCAGCACAACGCGCCGTACAAGCTCGTTCAGTACGAGGGCTGGATGGAAATGCCGCCGTCCGAGCAGGAGCAGGGCGGCGACGAGCGCGACCGCTTCGTGCAGGTCACGGTCGACTACCAAACGCGCGTGCCGCTGTCCCTCGCGATCTACGAGGAGCCGCCGTGGCACGAGCGCGAGCGCTTCGAGCGCCAGATGACCGAGCTCGAGCAGTTCCGGCAGGCCAAGGGCGAATACGATCAGATGATCGGCGCCGCCCAGCAGCAGATGGCGAGCATGCAGGAGCAGGTCGCCACCGGCGTGATGGACCCCGCGGTGGCCGAGCAGATGCTCGGCGGCATCCAGCAGCAGCTCGGCGCCGCGCCCGCGCCGCTGCCGCCCGAGTGGCTGCAGGAGGGCGAAGACCCCGAGTTCGCCGCGCCCGCGCCGATGCGCAAAGAGCCGATCCACATGTACTCGCACGGCGTGTGCATCGAGCCGCTCGTGGGCAACCTGGGGCTGTCGTACGGCCGCATTCAGGCCGAGTACAACCGCGCGGCCGACACCACGCTGAGTCAGTTCATCGACTCGGCAACGCTCGCGAACGTCTGGTCACTCATCACCGACAACACGGTGCAGTTTGAGCAAGGGCTGAAGTTCAGTCCGGGCAAGATCAACAAGGCAACCGGCTTTTCGGGCAGGCTCGACGACCACATCAAAGAGCTCAAGCCCGCGCCCGCAAACCCTCAGATGTTCGATTTCGTGCGGTTTATGCAGGAGATCGGGCAGAGCTCGATTCAGGCGCCCAACGTGCTCTCCGGCGAGCCCGGGAAGTCCGGCGAGACCTACCGCGGCATCGCCGCGCGCATCGAGCAGGCGACCAAGCAGCTCACGGTGGCGACGCAGAAGTACGCCCAGTTCGTGCGCCAGGTGCTGAAGAACAACGCCCGGCTCAACGCCGCATTCCTTCCCGAGGAAGAGATGCGGTACATCATGGACTACAAGATCGGCGAGCTGCGGCACATCAAAGTCGAGCGGCGCCTGTACGAGCGCAACTACGACGTCGTCTTCGAAAGCGACCTCAGCTACGCGCCCAAGCAGCAGAAGATCTCCGAAGCGGACGAGGTCACCCAGATGGCGCTTTCGCCGCAGGCGCCCGCGCTCGCACAGAACCTCGCGTTCCAGTACGCCGCCATCCGCAAGTCGCTCGAAGCGCGCGACCGCCAAGACATGGTCGCGCTCCTCGGCGCGCAGCCGCCGATACCGCAGATGTACGGCATGCCGAGCATTCCGATGGCGCTGCCGGGCCAAGTGCCAGGACAGCAGCCAGGACAACCGCCGCCCGGGCAGGGGCAGCAGGGCGGCGAGAACCCGGCAGACGGCGGCGGCATGCAGGGGCCGAGTCCGGGCGTAGCGAGCGGCCCCGCGCCAGCAGAGCACCCGCCGGGTCCAGGTGGCCCGGTGGCCGCACAGTGAGGATCCATGACGGTTGAGACTGATGACGAAAGCGCCGACTGGGCGCTGCACCCGCTGACCAAGCGAACGATCAAAGCACTCGAGCTCTCCGCAGACCGCGCGCTCAACGAGCTCAAGGGGCGCTGCTCGAACACCACCGATCCACTCGTGGCGGTGTCGTGGGGCAGGTACAGCGCCCTACTCGAGCAGATCTCCGAGTTCAAGCACGCGCGGACGCGCGCCGCGGAGGCCCGCACATGAGTACGCCCAACGGCGGTTCGATCGTCACGTTCGGTAAGCGCGTCGAATCCGTGGCCGAAGAGTTCAAAGAGCGCATGGCGCCCCCGGGCGGCATCCCGAACATCTCCCCGCTGCTCGACGCCCGCCGGCGGATGTACGCGATCCCGGACGGCGCGTTCGACCTGCAAGCCGCCTTCAACGTGTGCCTGGTGCACCAGGTGCCGCGCTTCATGAAAGACACGTACGGCGACACGGGGATCTTGATGCCCGACACCGCCCGTCGCCGTGTCGAAGAGGAGACCCCGCGCGGCATCCTGGTGAGCGCAGGGCTCGCCGCGCTCGACACGCTGCGCAGCAACGGTATCGAGCCCGGGCACATGGTGAGCTTCATCCGCCAGGCGCCGTGGCGCATGCCGGTCGCGAACATCGGCGGCGCGGACTTCTACCTGATCATTCTTCGCGACGGGGACATCACCGGCAGCGAGGACCTGCGCGTGGCGCTCGCCAAGGGGGAGTGCCGCATCGAGTACCAGCGCGACACCGCCCAGCACGTCTACGTGGACGAAAAGGGCGAGCGCTGGACCCCCAAGCACCCATTCATCTCTGAGGATTACTGAGCATGGCGAAGCGACCGATGGACGATGACGATGACGATCGTCAGGACGACAAGGCCGACAAGGCCGCGATAGAAGCCGTCCGCAACCGCGCGGATAGCGCGCGCCAGGACGACGAGCTCAACCGGCCCGACAAAGACGAGCCCGTCGAAGTCGACGTGGACAAGGCCGAGGACGAGCTCGAGGGGCTCTCCGACAAGCAGAAAGAGAGTCGCTCCGAGCGCCGCCGCAATCGGTACCGAGAGCTCCAGGAGGAGCGCTCCTCGGCGGTGAAGCGCGCAGAAGAAGCCGAGCGCCGCGAGCGCGAAGCGCGCGAGATGCTGCTGCAGGTCAGCCGGCAGTCCATGCCGCAGGCGGCCCCGCGGCCCGAGGAGCCCGACCCGCTCGACAAGGAACTGGACCAGACGTTCGCCGAGCAGCGGCTGCTGTACCAGCAGCACAACTCGCGCACGACGGCTCCGAGCCAGGAGGAGTTCGAAGCGTTCGATCGCAAGGCGCGCGAGCTGCAAAAGAAGATCCTCGTGCTCGGCGGGCGCATCGCGCTGCGCGAAACCGGCGTCAAGGCGCAGAACCCGCAGGAGGTCCGCGATCAGGTCGTCCGCGAGCAGATGATGCAGCACCACGGCGACGTGCTCGGGCAGCAGAACACGCAGATGTATTGTGACGGCGTGTGGCGACAGCTTCGAGCGAAGGGCAAGCCCGACGACTGGAGCACGCTCGAAGAAGCCGCGGAGATGACGCGCAAGGCGTTCGGAATGCCGAGCCGCAGCAGGCGCCCGCAGCCAAGCGAGAGCTACAAAGCAAAGCTCAGCGGCAGTAGCCGCGGCAGCGGCGCGACGTCGCAGGACAGCGGCCCGCGCGTCGTCACGCTCACCAAAGAGCACAAGGCCATGGCGAACGCCATGTACAAACACATCCCGAGCGAGTCGGAACGCTACAAGCGCTGGGCAGCCGGCCCGGGAAAGCGTCTACTGGATAAGACCGGGTAGCACCGAACAATCCGTGACAGCTGTCACAGGTAAGAAAGGTGGGATGAGATGGGCACAGCAGCGGTATTAGTCACGGCGATTGCGTCGCTCGTCTCCGCGATCGGGGGTCTGTTCGCAGGCCCCAAGGTCGCGCGCAAGATCGAGGAGCGCAGGGCGCGTAAGCAAGCGCCGAAGCAAGAGGTGTGCACCGAGACGCCGGCCTCGACGCCGCCCAAAACCGTCAAGTAGCTTGACAGGCGCGATTGAGCGCCCGCACGATTCATCTGTCGGCGCTGCGCTTCGCCAAAGCAACGCGTCTGAACGGCCGCTGGGTCCGCGCCAGTTAGGTCCGAACGCTCCACGCGGAAGACTTTTGCCGGTCTGCAGGCGGCGAAGTGGAGCGTTACGTGCCAGCTGCCAAGCTTCCCAAGGCGCCACCGCGCATCGACCCTAAGCCTCGTCACATCGATGGCTCGGCGATCTGGGCGCGCCTCAAAAACCGCGACGAGACCAAACACTACGTCTTCGTCAACAAGGGCGACCTCGATGCCCTCGCGTACTACGAGTACGCCGGCTACGAGCCCGAGCTTCTGCGCGAAGGTGGCGTGTGCCCCGCAGGCGGCAAGACCGTCAAGGTGGGCCAACACATCGAGGTGCGCGGGCTGCTCCTGTACTCCATCGACAAGAGGGAGTTTCAGCGCATCGAGCTCGAGGGTGTCGACGGCGACTCCGGGCAGGCGCGCATCGATAAGATGGAGGCCGACATCCTCGACAAGCGCGGGTACGACCCGCTGCGGGGGATCGGTCGGGGTCTCGTCTCACTCGTCAATGAGATCGAGCCGACGAAGAACGAGGTAGCAATCCCATGACCGACAACATGCGTGCGTACGCCGGATTCAAATGGGTCCGGTCGCTCGTCGGGAGCACGCCGCCGTCATCGATTCCCTTGCGCGTTGCCTCCGGCTACGCGGGCTCGATCAACGGCGGCAGCGGCTCGATCGACATCAACATCGGCGATCCAGTTCGCCTGCTGAGCACCGGCTACGCGGTGCACGCTGCAGGCAACGAGGCCGCCGCGAACGCCGCCGAGGACATCTACGGCATCGTGGTCGCGGTCCTTCCGTACTGGGATGGCCAGGTGAAAACCTTCGGCAATCGCCTACCGTACGGCACGGCCTACGGCTCGGTGCTCGAGCGGCAGTCCTACGTGCTCGTCTACCCGGCGGCGGGGCACATCTGGGAAATCGAGGTCGACGACGCGACCACGGCGACCACCGAGGCGGGCTACACCGCGCTCATCGGCGAGAACTGCGATCACCGTCTCACGACGGGCAGCGAGCCCAAGACCAACTGCTTGCTGGATATCAGCACGCACGTCGCCACGACCGCCCAGTGGCGTATCCATAACATCTCGCAGTCGGTCGCGAACCAGGATTTTTCGGGCGCGTACGTCCGGCTCTACGTGACCTGCAACGAAACCCAGCTGGCGCCGTTCGTTACGGCAGGGATCTAAGCCATGAGCGCAGGCGTCTTCGAATCAGTCATCGCACACGCCCTCAAGGCGACCCTCGACGAGATCATCGACGACCCGACAGACGGGTACGAGCAGAAGGCCATCTTTCCGAAGTGGTGTGACATCGGGAAGATGACCGACGCCTACGAGGACGACCTCGAGATGGGCGGCCCGGGCCTCGCGTCCGAGGTGAACGAAGGCCAGGAGCTGCCGAGCGGGACGATCCGCGAGGGCTACCTCACCCGCTACATCGCGCGCAAGTTCGGCCTCAAGATCTTGGTCACCGATGAAGCCATCGAGGACAACAAGTATCCCGAGGTGATCAAGGCAGCGCGGCGTTTGAAGCGCGCGCTGTGGAAGACCGCGGACATCGACGCGACCAATATGCTCGCGCGCGCGTTCAACACCGCGTACGTCGGCGGCGACGGCCAGCCGCTCTGTAGCTCGGCGCACACGCTGCCAAACGGCGGCACGTTCTCGAACGTCATGGCCACTCCCATGAGCCCCTCGCGCGCGGCGTTCATCATCGCCCGCTCGCAGGTGATGAAGTTCCCCGGCCACGACGGCACCATCGAGGGCGCCGACATCGAGGCGGTGCTGCATCCCGTCGAGCAGTGGGCCGTGTGGGAAGGTCTCGTGAAGTCGAGCAAGGCGCCCGAGGCCGGCAACTTCAACGAAATCAATGTGGCGTACACACATGATTTCAAACTCATCCCAATCAAGTACTGGGTGAATACGACCACGAACTACATCTTTCAGACGGATGTGGACAACGGCCTGCAGTTCAGGTGGCGTCGGCGCCCGCGTTCGACTTCGTGGAACGAGAACGCGACCGAGGTTGGTCTCTACGGCATCTCTGCCCGCTGGGCGCGCGGCTGGTCCGACCCGCGCAGCGTGCTCGGCTGCCAGGCGTAAGGAGCTCTCATGACGGCCTGGGGACCATACTTCACGCAAGACCTGCCGTTCATGCAGATGGCGGCGGGCTTCCGCACCGACTTCGGTACGGTGCTTCCGCCGGGCGGCCGAGTCGTCGGCTACGTCCGCGCGTCGGGCCCGGCCGACTATGACGACCCGAGCATCGTCAATCGCCTGTTCACCAGCGTGAACACGGCGCTGCAGCAGTGCCGCGCCGGCCGCAACGACGTCGTCATCGTTCTGCCGGGCCACACCGAGACCATCTCGGCGGCGGACGGCTGGAGCAACCTCGTCGCCGGCACTCAGATCATCGGCGTCGGCACCGGAAACTCACGCCCGCAGATCACCTGGTCCGCGGCGGCGTCGAGCATCCTGGTCGATCAGGCAAACGTCCGGCTCCAGAATCTGATCCTCAACATGGATCCGGGCGCTGGCACGGTCACCGTCGCTGCGCCGATGACTATTTCCGCGGCCGGCTGCGCAATCAACGGCTGCAAGATCCGCATGGGCACCGACGCGAACAGCAAGGTGACCATCGGCATCACGACCACCGCGGCAGCGGATGACCTCGTGATGATGGGCAACGAGATCTACGGCGAGACGGCGGCCGAGTGCACCACGATGATTCAGTTCGTCGGCGCCGACCGGCTGCAGTTCCACCAGAACACGGTGGAAGGCGCGACGAGTTCGGCGTCGGTGGGAGTGATTCGGTTCCTCACCACGGCCAGCCTGCGGATCAAGATGTTCCGCAACGTCGTCATCAACAACAAGAGCGGCGGCGGCGCGGGCGACATGGCCATCACAGGCATGGCCGGCATCTCAGGCGTCGTGGACTTCCTGCTCATGGGCGTGCTCGGCAACAGCGCGACCAACCTTACAGCGGCGTTCGGGACTCCGGCGAACGTGGTGTTCGGGCGCGAGGTGTACGTGGTCAACACGATCGCCGAGCGGGCGGCGTTGTTCGGGACCGAGAGCGCGTGATGCATGAGGACGATCGGGCGCCGCAGACCGCGCAGCGCACCCCGCGGGGATATCCCGTGGCTGTGCGACTACTGCGGCTGCAAGTTCTGGCGTAGCCAGCTGCGGCGCCAACCGTCCGGCTACCTCGCCTGCCCGTATGACGTGGGCGATAAGCACTACGCGCGCCCGCCGCACATTCTGAACAACGACGGCACGGGCTCGTCCATCGCCGTGGGTGATACCGGCGAGACCGTAGGATATCCGGTGGTCCTATGAGCGAGTCGTTCCGCACCCCAGACGGCATCATCCAGGTGCAGGCCGAGCCCGGCGACAATGGCGGCGCCGAGAAGCGGTTTGTGCACGGCTTGCCGACCGCGGTCGTCACGGATATCGCGAACACCGCGTCCAGACTCGCCAGCATCATCACATCGCTTGCGACCATTCAAGGCTACGTCGATGGTCTCGAGGGGTTCACCGACGGGCTCGAGACGCTCGTAGGGCTGACCAACACCAAGCTCGACACCGTCGCGACCAATCAGGGCCCGCCCAGCGGCGGCGTCAAGTTTGAGCGCAAGACGGCCATTGGCACCGGGCTGTCTACGCAGTTCGCGAGCCAGACGCTCACGCGCGGCCTGACCATGTTCAACGAAAGCACGACCCTCGATCTGCGCGTGGGCGGGAGCTCCGGCAGCAGCAACTACATCGTCGTGCCGCCGCGCTCATACTCGCCGTTCTTCCCGGTGAGCAACGCGAACCTCCTGTTTTTCGGCTCGGCGTCGAGCACGGTGGACGCGAGCTACACGGGGTCGTGAGGTGCTGAGCCAAACCGTAGAGCACCCGCAGCTCGACAGCTGGAAGCTCAACTACGGGCACAGCTTGCTCATCCCCGCACTGCAGGAACAGCTGCGCATGGGCGGCGCCGCGGCGTCGCCGTTGCTCCTTGACAGCCTTTCGGTTTCCGCCCTCGGCGCCTACTCAATGTCGACCAAGCTGCGCGCCGCGTATGCCGGAGCCGCATACCGGGTGCGCAGATCTAGCGATAGCACAGAGCAGGACATCCCGTTCAGCGGCTCGGTCGTGGACAGCGCGTCGCTGCTGTCCTTTGTAGGCGCGGGCTCGGCCTTCATTACCACCTGGTACGATCAGTCCGGCAACGGGCGTAACTGGACCCAGACAACAGCCGCCTCGCAGCCGCGAGTCGTCAACGCGGGGGTGCGTGAGGTGCTGACGGCGGGGCCGGCGTTTTTTTGCGACGGCTCGAACGATAACCTCAAACGTGTTTCCGACGCCTTCGGGCTCTCCGGCTCTCCCGACGTAACAATCGCCTGCACGTTCAAGTGCACCGGCACCAACACAAAGGTCTTTTGCGTCGGCAACCACGCCGCAAACGGGGAAGCCGTTGCGATGTTCAATGAAAGCTCGACGAAGCTGTGGATCGACTACACCTCGTTCGGCGTGCCGTTCACACCGTCGCCTTCGCTCGCTACCGCGTCGGTATGGGTGGAGCAGCATGCCGCAGGGGGCGCGGTTACAACAGGCACGATGAGACAGAACGGCACCAGCCGCACCCCGGGCACTGCGACGGGCGCCGGAGCGCTGAATATTACGACGGGCAACGGGAGCAGGCTCGCATCGCATACCAATGACCTGTCGTTTTGCCAGGTATCCTTCGGCGATTGGATGATCTTCAACTCGGTGCTTTCCGGAACCAACCTTACGCTTGTGGAGGCTGCCCTTGCGGCAAACCTGTAGGATGGAGCACTCCTCGGGCTCGGGACCTTAGATGGCGGTCATGTCCACCAGCACCCGCGAGCTCGACATCAGCACCCTCGTGCTGACCGCGTACCAGTACGCCGGGCTCATGAGCGAGCTGCAGACGGCCGAGGGTGAGCACTGGGATGCGCGCCGCGCCTACGCCTGCAGGCAGCTCGAAACC